ATGCTGCGAAAGCTTTCTCCCGACCAAATCACCACGCTGCTTGGCGTTGTCGCCGCCTTCAAAGTTTACGTCTTTGCTCAAGGCTGGATTGACGCCAATACAGATGCCCTTTTCAATGCGCTGCTGGCGATCGCCGCAGGCTACTACAGCAACAGGAAGGCATAGCCGTGGAAAGCCTCTATCCCGTCCTGGCTGGCGTTATTGGCGCGATCGCATCCTGGAACCTATCGAGGATTCAGGAGCGGCAGAAGTCGAAAACCTTCGACCTTGAGTACGTGCGCTCGGTTGTAGCTGAGCAAATCAAGGATCTCCGCGACGAGCGCGATCGAAATCACGCCGAAATCGTCTCTCTTAGGGAACGCATGGCTGTGCTGGAAGCCGAGCACAAGCAAGCAGAAAGAGCGCGAGCAGCGGTCATCGTCCGGTTGCAGCGTGAGAACGACGAGCTGCGCCAGCAAAATGTGAGCCTGCTCTCGGAAGTTGAAAAATTGAGGACGGCCTCATGAGCCGAGACTTGATAGCCCTTGAAGTTTGGATGCTGTTCAACCTGCCACTGTTCGCGCCGAAACTGCGACGGCAACGGCAGGTTGAGCACTTGGAGTACTGCCTAAAATTGCAGGGACAAAAGTCGTAGGAACGATTGCAGCGAACAAAACTATACTTTTGTCCGCTCATGGATCAGCTTGCCAAGCTCGATGATGACGATCGCCTGATTGCGATGTGGCTGCATGGCCGTCCCGACTCAACCCAGAAAGAGTATGCGCGGGACGTGCAGAAGTTTCGATCGATCATCGGCAAAGCTCTCAGGGCAACATCTCTAGAAGATTTGCAGCATTACCAGAATTATTTGCTGTTGCGCGACCTCAAGCCTGCCACGCTGAGGCGCAAGCTCAACACGATTAAATCGCTGTATTCGTTCGCCGCATCGCTGAATTACTTGCCCTTCAATATCGCTGCGGCGCTGCGTCTGCCCAAAGCAAAAGCAGTTTCTGCTCAGCGGTTTCTGCGGCCAGACGAGGTGAAGCGGTTAATTGCGGCAGCTCCACCAGGGAAGGCGCGATCGCTGCTGCTGTTTCTCTACGGCACCGGCGTCAGGATCAACGAAGCCTGTACGCTGCGCTGGCGTAACTGCTGGCAGCGGCTCGACGGCAGCACCCAGGCCACGATTACAGGGAAGGGCGATAAGCAGCGTGTAATCCTGATCCCTCCGCAAGTTTGGGCAGAGGTTGCAGCTCTAGCACCCCACCCCCCACAGCCAGACGCACTTGTCTTCAACCTCGATCGCCGTCGCGCCTGGGAGCTGGTCAAAGCCGCTGCGATCGCCGCCAATCTGCCCAAGGTTTCGCCGCACTGGTTCCGCCACGCTCACGCCATCCACTCACTCAAGGGCGGTGCACCGATTGAACTGGTACGAGACTCGCTTGGGCACAGCTCGATCGCGGTGACGAACTGCTATCTAGAAGCGGCTCCTGACGATGGCAGCAGCCGCTATTTGAATCTGTAGCTACTGCTGGCTGCACTGGAAGATTGAGTAGGTAGTCGTAGGGTTCCGAGAGGCGTGGCAAGTGAAAAATCATAAAAACAGTAGTAATTATTGCTCAATTTATTCTTCAATTTTCCGATCGCGCCCTCTCTTTAGGCAGCAGTAGATCTACTGGGATACAATTCCTGACAGCGTTTCGAGGATTTAACCCTCATGAATAAAGGTGAACTGGTTGATAAAGTTGCAGAAACAGCAAATGTCACCAAGAAACAAGCTGACGTGATTGTCACCGCAGCGTTCGAGAGCATCACTGAAGCAGTGGCGGCTGGTGAGAAGGTAACACTGGTCGGGTTTGGGACATTTGAAGCACGCAAACGGCAAGCACGCGAAGGCCGTAATCCCAAAACCGGAGAGACGATGCAAATTGCTGAATCTGTTGTGCCTGCCTTCAGTGCGGGCAAGCTGTTTAAGGATAAAGTCGCAGGTTAAATCAGCAAGTTAAGTTTGCCGTGTTTACTCCCAGCTCCCGCCGCGATCGAATGTGATGAACTCGATCGCGGCTTTTTGTTGCCTGTGAGAATGACAGCTAAGACAAATTGCTCCGTGTGTCCCCACGACCAGCGCCCGCTGCCTCAACCCTGCGCGATCGCCCCTGTTTTTCACCCATTGCAAAAACCGCAAAACCGCTCACTGTGGGAATTCCAGCAGTAGTGATGAAAATAAAACTTCGGTTTTTGCAACGTGCCCAAGCAAATCGACTGGGAAGAAATTCGCAAGTATTGGCAGACCACCGGCGCATCTTCGCAGGCGATCGCGGACCACTTCGGCGTTAGCAAACGAGCGGTTGACGATCGCCTGCCGCAGTGGAGATCGACTGAGAAAAGCCCGAAGGTTGTGACGCTCCAGGCCAGGTCGGAATCGCGGCAGCCAACAACGCATCCGCCGATTCGCCGCCGCATTCCCAAAGGGCAAATAGACAAGCTCGAAATTCTTGAGGACGCGATCGCCCAGCTATCGGCGACGCTCAGCGGTGATGTTGACCCCAGGTCAATGGGCAGCATCGCAGGCGGCCTAATCAAGCTGATGGAATATCACGACAAAAAGCAGCCGCTGACAGCAGCAGAAGTTGTGGATCTGGCGATCGAGGTGGGAGTTACCCCGCAGCAGTTTGTCGATGAATTGAAGGCAGCATGGCAACAGCGAGCCTGAAGCAGCAGTATCTCGCCGCGCTGGAAGCCGAGTTCTGTGAGCCGCAAGCAGAAGCTGAAACCAAGCCGCTCCTCACCTTCCGCGAATTTGTCGATCGCGTTTACCCGAAATATCAGTGGTATCGCCACAACGTTGTCCTGGGTAATGCTTTGCAGCGCGTGGCAGATGGCGAGCTAAAGCGGCTGATGGTGTTCATGCCGCCACGCGGCGGCAAGTCGCTGCTAACTTCCAAACTGTTTCCGGCCTACTACCTCTATCGCCACCCCGATCGCTTCGTTGGCTTGAATGCCTACAGTGCTGAGCTGGCTTACACCTTCAGCCGTGCTAGTCGCGAAGCCTTTCTACAGAATGGTGGCACGCTCAAGGGCGATGCAGCAGCAGTAAAGCATTGGGAGACTGAGCAGGGCGGTGGCTGCTGGGCGGCAGGTGTGGGCGGCTCAATCACCGGAAAGGGCTACTCGCTCGGACTGATTGATGATCCACTGAAGAACGCTGAGGAAGCCTTCAGCGACAAGATTCGCGCCAAGCAAAAGGAGTGGTATGAATCCACCTTCTACACTCGCGCTGAGCCAGACGGGGCGATCGTCGTGGTGCAGACCCGTTGGCATCAAGACGACCTCAGCGGCTGGCTGCTGAGTGAGGAGGCCGGCAGCGACCAGCCGGAGGGTTGGCACATCGTCAACTTCGAGGCCATCAAGGAAGAGACGCTGCCCGACTTCCCCAAAACCTGCACGGTCGAACCGGACTGGCGATCGCCTGGTGAGGCACTGTGCCCGGAGCGCTTCACACTCAAGCGGCTGCTGCAAATCATGCGCAAGGTCGGGACGCTGTTCTGGTCAGCCATGTACCAGCAGCGCCCATCTCCGGCTGAGGGTGACTACTTCAAGCGCAGTTGGTGGAAGTTCTACCCGTTAGCTCCAGCGCAGTTCGATCGCGTTATTCTCAGCGCCGATTGCACCTTCAAAGAATCGAAAAAATCTGACTTTGTTGTCCTGCAAATTTGGGGACAAAAAGGCGGTGAATTCTGGCTGCTAGACCAGGTGCGCGGGCGGATGGATATCAACGCCACCATCACTGCGATTCGCGCTTTGTGCGCCAAATGGCCGCAGGCGACAGCGAAATTAGTTGAAGACAAAGCCAACGGCTCAGCAGGTCATCGACCTGCTCAAACGCGAGATCTCAGGGCTGCTTCCCATCGAGCCAGAGGCGGCAAGCTGGTTCGTGCTGTGGCGATCGCCCCTTACGTTGAGGCGGGAAACGTCTATATTCCCGATCCGGCGATCGCGGCCTGGGTAAACGACTACATCGAAGAGTTCGCGGTCTTTCCGAATGGCGTGAATGACGACCAGGTAGACGCCACCTCGCAGGCGCTCAACTGGCTGAAACAGAATCCGCCGCCCTGTACCCGCCCGTCGCTACACTCCCACATCAAGCCGGAACTGGTAGGAACGCTGACGGCGTAAGCTTTCCAGACGGCGATCGCAGTGAAAACCGCTCAAACTCTTAGCCTGAAATCGATTCAAGAAAACCAGCGGTACTACGACGGGGAATTTTGGTCTTCTTGGATTGGTCCCAGAATTCCAGATAATGAACCCGGCGCGGCTGACCTGATGGCCGAGGTGAAACGGATCTTCCAGTCGGTAAACATGGTGCGCGAGTGTGTCGATCGCCATGTTGCAGCACTCATCGGCAGATTCCCCGTCTGGTATTTGAAGGACAAAAGCGGAGAGCGGATTGAAGCAAGTGAGGCGGAGAAACTGCTTCAACGCTGGCTCGATGCCGTGCAGCAACGATCGGCATCGGGAGCAACTGAGCAAGGGCGATCCATTTTTGAGTCTGTCACTAACCTGGCTATCAACGGAGAAGGGGCACTTCGGCTGTGGCAGCCCGCTCGATTTGAGAGCGCCTCAGACCCGATCGAGCGCATCCACCTGCACGCTGTCAAACCTGGCTCGCTGGAAGTTGAGCGCGGCGATGATGGGTTCATTGACGAACTGCGCTACCGCTACGGCCAAAACAAAACTGAGGTTGAGCGGCTGGAAGACAACGGCGATCTAACGATCGAAAGCGATGACCTGGAAGAGCCGCTGACGCTTCCCACAGGCGGACGCTGGACGATTTCGCAGATGCGCTCGCCCTCACTGCTGACGCCACAAATTAAGCAGAACCAGGATGCGGTCAACCACAGCTTGACCATGATGCTTCGCAATCAGGAGCAGGCTGGGTTTCTCGATCGAATCTTCCTCAATGCCCAGCCTCCTGGCGAGTGGGTGGACGATGCCACGGCTCCAGGCGGCCAGCGCTTCGTGCCCAACGGCAAGGGTCTGGAGAAGGGCGCTGGTATCGACAACTTCCTGTTCGGAGTCCCCACCGGCGACCCAGCAGAACCCCACGTACACGACTCCGAGCGTGGTGACGAATCAGCCGATCGCGCCTGATGGGTTTCTCAAGTCGATCGCCGCCTACCGCGAATTCATCTATCACAGCTTCGGTCAAGGTCATCTACTTGCCAGCGCCGATGGCAACATCAACGGTGTCTCTAGAATCCAGCTACGTCAGGATTTCGAGATGAAACTGACGCGGCAGAAAACGACGATCGAAGCGGCGATCGCCAACATCCTCAACGTGGTCCTGCGGATTCTGGGCTACGAGGAGCTTGAGGCAGTGGTGCAGCTCCGAATCACCACTGGCAAGCTGTCACCTGAAGAGCGGCAGATGATTATCACCGAGTTCGATAAGGGACTGCTGTCAAAGGCCACGGCGATCGCGCTTTTAGGAAGTGTCGAGGATGTCGATAGCGAACTCGCACTCATCAGAGAGGAGGCCACAGAGGAGATGCGATCGCGCTCCAGCGACGACGACGACGATCCGCCAGTGCCAAACAACGAACCAACACCGCCAAACAACGAACCAACCGACGAGGAGCCAGATGAAGCCTAAACCACAAATCTCGGAGAACTTTCAGCCGCAGCGTAATTTCCAGATTCCTGGTGCGTCGGTGATTGTGCAAAGTGAAGATGACCCGATGGCGATCGAGCAACTGCTGGCGATCGTCTTTTCGATGGCTGGCTCAAATCCTGAGTGCAAAGTACATTTCTACATCAAGGTCGAAGGGTGAATCCCCCTGACTGCGCACGGTGGGAACGCTGCCGAAGAACTGACGGCACAACTCCCACATGGAATTCAAAGAGGCTCTGGCAGCCCTTGAGAAACTAGAAGGCGGCGCGGCTCTGGCAGCCGTTTTCTCCTCCCACGTCAACAAGCTTGACGAGAAGATTTACACCACCATCGGCGAATCACGGACCAAGGGCGCGAAGGCATCAAGCCTTGAAGCCACCGTGCTGGCGATCGCCAAGTCGCTGGGCATTGAGGGCGATGTCGATACCGTACTGACTGGCCTGGAGCCGAAGGTAACGGCGATCGCCTCTGACCTCAAGGCTGCTCAAACCAAGCTGACCGAGACCGAAACCCGCGCCACGACCGCAGAAACGAAGGTGCAGGGTTTCGAGCGCAAAGGCAAGTTTGCAGACATTGCCAGCCAAAGCCGGTGCATCAGCAGCCGTGCTCGAAACGCTGTTTGGCGACAAGCTCGACCAGCTCGCGATCGATGGCGAGACGGTCAAGTTTGGCGACAAGCTGCTGCGTGAGCATGTCGAAGCCGACGCCACGCTGAAAGATTTTCTCCCTTCGCTGTTTCCCTCCACCGAACAGCCTCAGTCGAAACCCGCGCCGAAGCTGCCCAGCAGCCCGCCAAGCAGTGGGAACACCAGCAAAGACCCAGTTGGCGCTTATCTCAAGCGCACCTACACCGGACGCAAGGCGTTCGAGAAACCGCAGGCGCAATAACTTCTGCTCGCGATCGATCGACTGAGCACTCACCCCTAATCCCTCCAAAACAAGATGGCTCAAGTAACTTGGACTAGTTCAGCCTTTGCGCTACCCGGCTTTGCAGCAGAAGAACTGACTCCCGCAAAGCTGATTCCGGGTGGCGCTCGGCTCGATGTCGCTCAGTTTAATGCTGAGGACGCAATGACGATCGTGCTGGCTGCCGGTGCAGTCACAGCAGGCAACAACAAAACGCTGAACCTTACCGCACCACTACAGCACAGCATTCCAGCAGGCTTCATTCTCGACTTCGGCGCGGGTGAGTTTTGCAACCTGGTGAATGGTGCAACCAAAGGCACTAGCGCAATCACAGGCGTCACAGTGGCTGCTGACCTTGAAGGCGGCGAATCAGCTACGTTTCGCGGTGTTTCTCCTCGCAAGCCGATCGCCGCTGGCCTGTTGGTCGGTCGCACCTTCACCGAGCGCGATGCTGGCACTGGCTACGGCGTAGCCTCAGTTGCCGCTGGCTCAGTCGATGACGAGATTTTTCTGACTGCCTTCGGCGTGATGGACGCCAACATCAACGCTGATGTAACGCTGTTGCGGCATCAAACGCTGATCTACGAAGACAAGCTACCCAACTGGGCAAGCCTCAGCGCCGATGCCAAGTTTGCGATTCGATCGCGCTACCACTGCATTCAATCGGCTGGCTAATTCCTTAACGCTCTAGAACAACTCCACACTCTTTCACCATGCAGAAGACTTTTCTCCAGTTTTATCGAGAGCTTCAGGAAGACGGCCACTTTGCGCGGCTAGCCCTCGATCCCAATGCTCAGTTTGGCTCGGAAGACCAGCCAATGCTGGGCGCGTCCATCCTGCCTGAACAGTTTGTTACCGAAAACGCTTACGAAGAAACGCAAGTGCGCTATCGCACTCAGCCCGCCCTGGACGGCGCGCGCTACAGCCCTGCTCAGATGCAAAAATCTGGGCACCTAGTTGGTTCGGTGAAAGTCGAACTCGGCAACACCGATACCGCTGACCAGCTCACCGGAGCTGACCACGATGGCCTAGTGAAGCTGCTGATGCGCGGTGGTGACGAGCAGGCGATCGCTCAAGCCCTCATGTGGACAGACAAATCACTTATCCGTCCACACACCATCAAAAACGAAATTCAGCGCTGGCAGGCGATCATTCTTGGCGACGTGAAGCGACGTGGCTCAGACGGATATCAGGAAGACGTGTCGTTCTACGCTCCGAACGGCCATCGCCCAGTTGTTTCTAGCGGCACGATCGCTGCACCGCAAGGTTGGTATAACGACAGTTACGACCCGCTTGCAGACATTGCACTGGGTGTAGAGACGCTCGAAGATTTGGGCTACTCTGTGGCTGGAATGTTCTCGTCTGGCAAGCTTACCAGCGTCCTCAAGCGTAACGGGGAAGTTGCCAAGCGCAACAGCCGCGTCGTGATTAACGCCGGTGGCACGATCGCCAGCACCTCTGCGCGCATTACCGACGCTCAATTGCGCGCCATTCTCGAAGAAGAAGAATTTCCCGCTATCACCAAATACAACGGTGGCTATGAGTCCCCGAACGGCTTCAAGCGCTTTATTGATGTCGCCCCCAACGCCGATCGCGACTACTTCGTGATTGTTGGCCGCACCGAACGGCAGTGGGATATGGCGACCAGCTATGCAGGTGCCGTTGATGCTGATTTGGGTGATTTTGCTGACGGTGCGATCGTGCTGGGCAGCACGCTGGGCTACTACGCAGTAGGCCGCAACGTTGGTCAAGCTGCTCCTGGACGAACTGTATTTACTGAGCCGCAAGAGCGCAAGCCTGCTGGCATGTATGGCGAATCCTACCAGACTGGCTTCCCTGTGATTACTGAACCACAGGCAATCTACGTGATTCAGGTCATGCGCCCGACTGCTAGCTAGGAGGGTTAATGATGCAAGTCAATTTGACTGAAGACCAGTCCTGGCGCGGCGTGCTCTACCCAGCAGGCGATCGCGAGGTTCCTGATGAACTAGCGATCGCTCTGGGACTGATGGCACTGCCGACCGTCCCAGCAGCGCCGCCAGAAGTCACCGTTACCAGCAGCGATCCGGTTGCTGACTTTGCAAAAGTCCAGCAGCCGTCGAAAGCCACACGGCGCAAGGGGGCTTAATGGCCTACACGATCTAGCAGCAGCATTGTCACGAGGCAAAGGAACGATCGGGAGCAACTGCTGCGAATGACGAATTTCTAACCGAGATACTGAACCTCTCAGCAGGCAAGGATGCGGCTGGAGCGACGCACTACAGGCCGATGTATGTGGCCGCCGACTTCCTTGAGCAGAATCGAGCCTTACAAGCACTCGAAGAGGCGAAAGGCGTGAAATTCACCCGACAGGCCACGACGATCGCCAGCCTGCGAAAGCTGCAAGCCTCGATCGATGCCGCGCTCGGTTGACCGTTCCGCCAGGGTTTGAGGCGCTGCCCAGTGCAGCGTCCTCTCGCCGATATGCGTCCCGATCGCTACCCACCCAGGTGCGGCCATGAGCGACAGCCCTTTCGCGGCTTATGCCAACACGATCCTGCGGTTTGAAGTGCCCAGCGGCGAGCTGACGACAGTCCCAGCAACGGCAACATCAAGCCCGCAGGAACGGCGGTTGTGCAAGTCACGGCCATGCTGCTGCAAGCTCGCCCTCCGTCTGATACGACTCGGCCTGGAGTCGATTCGACCGCAGTCTACCTGGAAGGCTTCGCTGTCGAACCAATGGCACTGCCCAGCATCGTGACGCCTCAGTCGCCCTGTGCGGCCACCTGGAACGGCAGGCGCGGCAAGTTCCTTCTGGAGCTGGACAGGGCGATCGCCCTTTGGCTATGAAGACTCAACGGGCGAAGAAATTAAGGGCTGGTTCCAAGTCTTGAGCTTTGCGGTTGAGGGCGATCTGTATGTGCCTCCGCCGCCTCCGCCGCCTCCCACTCCGATCGGCGATTTGATTGCCTACACCCACACCCAAACAACTCCCAGCTTGGTTTGGGTAATCCAGCACAACCTCAATCGGGAGCCTTCAATCACGACCAGCACCACGACTAACAGCGTGATAGATGGCGACATCACTTACAGCAGCAGCAACGTGGCGATCGTGACGTTCTCAGTGCCGCTGACCGGACAAGCTTACTGTATCTAGGCTCAGCCATGCCCAATTTCAGAACACGATCGAGTGTAACCAGAACGAGGTCCGCAACCTAAAGCTTCACAACCTGGCGTCAGCTCCCACCTCGCCGACAGCGGGTCAGATGTACTTCGACACCACGCTGAACAGGCCGCGAATTTGGAGCGGATCGGCGTGGCTCAACCTCGAAGGCAATGCCGTCACCTCGGTTGGGGCGACTGCGCCGATCGCCTCTAGCGGCGGACAGGCTCCCACTATTTCGATTAGCCCTGCAACCCAATCAGCCGCAGGCAGCATGAGCGCGGCGGACAAAACCAAGCTCGATGGCGCGACGGCTATAAACACGGCCAGCGCGATCGTGCAGCGTGATTCGAGCGGCAACTTTGCAGCCGGAACCATTACAGGAAACCTCACAGGCACAGCCAGTAACGCTTCCAACCTCAACAACCAGGCTCCCAGCTTCTACACCAATCGCGCCAACCAAACTGGCACGCAGACTGCCAGCACAATCTCAGACTTTGATTCTTCCGTGCGATCGAGTCGCTTGACCAAATGGCCGCTCCAACGACGAAGCCTCTCGCTCAACTCGCAGCGCATCACTGGACTGGCCGACCCGCAGAACGCGCAAGATGCTGTCACCAAAGCGTATGCGGACGCGCTCAGCAACGGGCTGGACGTGAAGCAGTCAGTGCGTGTGGCGACGACTGCGAACATCAACCTCAGCGCTCCAGGAACGGCGATCGACGGCGTGACGCTGGCAAATGGCGATCGCGTCCTGGTAATGAGCCAAACGACCGCAAGCCAAAACGGGATCTACTTCTTCAACGGCTCGGCCACGGCGATGACGCGATCGGCAGATGCCGACGCGAATGCCGAAGTCACAGCAGGGTTGTTCGTCTTCGTGGAAGACGGCACAACCAACGCCGATGCTGGCTTCACCCTGACCACCAACAACCCGATCGTCGTTGGCACAACCGCGCTGGCCTTCGCTCAGTTTTCGGGCGCAGGGCAAATCACAGCCGGAGCGGGTCTGGTCAAGACTGGCAACCAGCTCGCAGTCGGAGCCGGAACCGGAATCGCCGTCAGTACGGGCACAGTGGCGATCGATACGGGCGTCGTCGTTCGTAAGTTTGCTCAGAACATTGGAGACGGCACGAGTACGGCGATCGCGATTACGCACAACCTCAACAGCCGCGACGTGACTTGGCAGGTTTACCTAAATTCGGGCACTTTTGACGATGTGATCCCTGACGCCCAGCGCACATCAGCAAATGTTCTGACCCTGCTATTTGCCACGCCGCCAACCGCGAATCAGTATCGTGTCGTAGTCCACGTTTAACCGATGCCACAATTTCTCAACACAGTTATCACTCCAGCTCTGAACAGTACGGGACTGCTGCAAATTCCGATGGGTTCGCCGGAAGGCTTGACGCTCAGCCCGAACAGCACAATCCCCGATCTACAGCTCGATATCGCGCCTGGAAGGGCGATCGTTGCAGTAGGCAGCAATCGATACGTTGCGATCAACAGCTCAACCATGACCAAGCGGCTCGATGCGGCTTGGTCGATCGGCAGCGGCAGTGGCGGCTTGTTTTCGGGCCGTGGCGCAGGCAATACGACCTATCACGTCTTCATCATTCGGCGAGCGACCGATGGGGCGATCGACTTTGGCTTTGATGCTTCGGCATCTGCGGCGAACGCTCCGAGCGGCTGGAACGCCCGGATGATTGGATCGATCCGCACTCTGGCAAACGCATGGATTCGAGGTTTTTTTCAGGCTGGCGATCGGTTTCAGTGGACGACAGAAGGGGTAATTGATCTTGCGACTGGCACAACTTCCACTTCAACCACAAACCTGCAAGCGCTGACCGTCCCGACAGGGATTCGGGTCTGCCCGTTTGGAATCACTGATCACTTCAATCCTTCGAGCGTTGCGGGTCTTTTCCTTAGTTCTCCAGACGCATTCAGTGCGCAGCGCCACGCTTACAGCGCAGCAGTGAATACTCAGGAGCGTACTCCGTTTTTGACTCTCTCCAATACCAGCGGCCAAGTCCGGCTGTATTCTCCAGTAGCAAACACGAATACAACGATCTACACCTACGGTTTCTTCCACCCTAGAGGAGCGTGGAGCTAATGCCTTTCGGAAAATATGATGCGGCTGGCAATCCGATCGGCTATGCAGAAAATGCTCCTCCGACCGCAGAGGCGGAGCTTTGGAATTTGTCGCAGAGAACGATCCAAAGATGCAGGCGTTTCTAAATCCTGTAGTGCCCAGTCCGCCTGACTGGAACGGCTTTTTTGAACGGCTGGAGGCGTCTGATATTGCCATGCAAATTATGAGTTCACGGTCGCCTGTCCTCATGTGGCTGGCCGTTGAGTTTGGGAAGCGATCGACAGACAGCATCGACGCTCAGCGGCTTCTGAACTATTGGAATCAAACCATGCTGGGGCTGAGTAGCCGATTGAGCAGCGAGCAAATCGAACGCCTAAACAGTTGGGCGATCGAGTTCCGGCTGCCCGTTCGGGCGCTGCCAAACAGCAACCTGGCAATGGTGTGAGCTGACCGAGCCAAGCCCGCAGCGTAGGAACGATCGCCTGACGAAATTGGAACTTGCAATGGCGCGATCGATTAATGCAGAAGGCTTGGCGCTGATTAAGAGCTTCGAGGGCTGCCGACTGACGGCCTATCGCTGTCCGGCTGGCGTCTGGACGATCGGGTACGGTTCAACCGCAGGCGTGAAGGCTGGGCAACTATAGCTATCACCAAGACTGTTAGGACACAGCATCCTTCAGAACCGACTCCATGACTTGCCGTAAAGAGCTAGAGCTAGACAAGCTTTTGCGAATGCGGCTTTTCAGCCAAGCCCAACACTTTTCAATCCGATTGAAATCTGGAGAATAAGCAGGTAGATACAACAAACGACACCCCTTAAACTCAACCAGTTGAGCAATCCGTCCCCCATGATGAAACGTTGCGTTATCTAGAATCAAAACCTTTCCTGGCTTGAGTGTGGGCAGTAAACAGGTTTCTAGCCAAGTTTCAAACACGACTCGATTACACGAACCATCGACGGTAAAAGCAGCACTCAATTGGTGCTCACAGTAAGCGGCGATCATATTGATGCGTTCACTGCGCCGCCCTGACCTGAGTGCTTCAAAGCGCACTCCGCGTTCACACCAACCATAGGCATAATCGTCTCGTTCATCCATGCCTGATTCATCGAGATACACCCGGTCACAAACAGGCACCTGAGCAAGTTCTTCTAGAAATGCTGCTCGTTTGTCCTCATCCCGTTCTCGATAGCCATACGTCTTTTTTTTCGACTCAAACCCAGCTTCTGTAACGCCCTGGCAATCGTACGGTCACTGATTGGGTCGTCCCACAACTGTGCCATCTGCTTTTGGGTTTTACCCCCATGCTGCTTAGCAAACTCGGCAAACTTGTCCCAATCGGTAATTTTGCTGGGCGTCTGATGCGGACGAGTGGTTTTGGCTTGATAATCTCCAGTGGTCTTCCGCCGCTTGAGCCACAAGTTGATGGTGTTGCGACTGATCCCAAACACTTGGGCAGCTTCGCTCTGCTTCATGCCGTCTAATTGGATGGCGTTGATCACCTTTTGTCGCAAGTCATAACTGTAGGCTTTTGCCATAAACACATTCAGGTTTTCTAGAGGGGGAGTTACCTCTAGTCTATGTCCTAACTGTCTTGGCGATAGCTATATCACCCAGGCTGAGGCTGAAGCGCTGCTGCGGAAAGATTTGCTGCGGTTTGAGGTCGGAGTTGAAGTGGCCGTCGAAGTGCCGCTGACCGACAACCAGTTTGCAGCGCTGGTCAGCTTCGCCTTCAACGTGGGACTGGGCGCGCTCAAATCTTCGACGCTGCTGGCGCGGCTCAACGCTCGAAACTACAGCGAGGCCGCTGCTCAGCTCGATCGCTGGAATAAGGCCAGCGGGCGCGTGCTGGCTGGCCTGGTGCGACGGCGTGCGGCTGAGAAGGCGCTGTTCCTGAAGCCATAGAGCCAAACTATCAACAACTCCCCTACAGCCGCCTCCAGGCGGCTTTTCGCTGGGTAGGAACGCTGACCGTATGCCCAGCAAACCAGCAGCCGAATTAATCGCCAGAACCGATCGCGCCCTCCAAGGATTAGAGGACTCCGCGATCGAAAGAATCAATGCCGCGCTCGACGCCAGCTATCTGCGGCTTGAGCGCGACTTAATCAAGGCTTACGAGCAGCACGCTGGCAACCTCTCGCTGCTGCCAAATCAGCGCAAGCTGCTGGTGCTGACCCAGGTCAAGGATTTACTGCGGCTGGTCGATCCCAAGTCGGCCAAGCAAATCCAGAAGGAATTTCAAAATTTACTGCGCGGCTCAACCGAGCAGGGGCGATCGCTCGCTGCTGCACTGACCGAGGCAATCGGCAACGAGAAGGCAGAGACCTTCGCCGATGTGCCGATCGAGGCATTGCGGTTTCAAGCTGAGCAGGGCGTCAAGCGATTGGAGCGGCATGGCGAGGAGTTCGCCTCTAAAGCGAGCGCGATCGTTGAGCAGGGATTAGTCCAAGGCTGGGGCGCGCGCAAAGTCGCCACGATCATGCGTGGGGAGCTGGGAATCACGAAGGGAAGGGCAGAGCGAATCGCCCGAACCGAGTCGATTAATGCCCTAGACTCTGCCACCCGATCGAGCTATCAGCAGAACAATATCGCTTACGTGCAACGTATCGGCACGGTCGATCGGAGGACGTGTCCTTTCTGCGCGGCAAGAGTGGGCAACGTTTATCCGGTCGATAAGGCTCCAGCGACTTTACACCCGAATGACAGCTGCTATAACGCGCCGTGGAAGCGAGAGTGGGTCGAGGCTGGGCTGGTCGATACAGCCTGGATTGACAAGCACCGTGCTGACGTTTTGGCGCAGCTTGAGGCGCAAGGCAAACAGCCCAACCCAGGCGTTGCGCCGTTTGAGAAAGCAGCCGGAGCAACAGAACCGCTGAAGCCCTACTGGAAGCCTGGAGACAAGCTGCCGCGAGCGACCAAGCCCAAGCAGACCCAAGGCAGAACCGAAGCAACCCAAGGCCAAGGCCAAGACCAAGGCCAAGACCAGCACCAAGGCCACGAAGCCAGCGACGGAGTTCCCGCAGACCATAGACGGCTTGGAGGTGGTCGATCGCTGGGTGGCAGTACGGGCGCAACGCTAGTTCGTGACCCTGCATCCGGCCAGCAGTTCGTGCTGAAGCGTGGCAGCAGCCCAGACCACTTGCGCGAAGAGGCGATCGCAGATGAAGCGTATCGCGCCCTCGGCGTGCCAGTACCAAAGTCGAAGATCTACGAAACCAGTGCGGGACCCGCGAAGCTGGCTGAGTTTATTGAAGGGCGATCGCTTGCCGAAGTGCTTTCAAGCCGCTCCAAAGAAAGCCAGCGAGTGCAGCAAGAATTGCAGAAACACTTTGCTGCTGATGCGCTCCTGGGTAACTGGGATGTTGTTGGCATGGAACTCGACAATGTGCTGGTCGCCAATGACGGCACGGTCTATCGCATCGACAACGGCGGATCGTTGCGATATCGAGCGCAAGGTGGGCTAAAGGGCGATCGCTGGAATGGATACCCAACAGAGCTGTGGTCGTTGCGCGATAAGAGCGTTAATGCCCAGACTGCACAATCCTTCGGCAACCTCACCTTTTCGGCTCTGGCTGGTCAGATTGAGGAACTGGCAACGAAGGAAGACGCATTGCTTAAGGCGCTGCCCAAAGAACTGAAAACCACGATGCAGAAACGGCTGGCAGAGATGAAGCGAGTCGCCGACATCAACAACACGCTCGTGGCCGACCAGTGGAAGGAGAGCTACATCGACAAATTTACGCGCCACAGCATGGGACTGCGAGCGACTCCGGGAGTTGTCGATCGCCTGCCGCAAGAACTGAAGCAAAAAGGTGGCAAAGGGGTGCGGGTGTTCGACGAGAAGAAGCGCGAGTTCGACCACCTGCGTGGCGATAAATCGATCATGTATGACGTGCAGAAGTACATCGAGCGATCGGGTGGCAATTACAAACTGCTGCAACGCTGGATGAGCGCGCAGGCTGGATCGTCCTGGTCGATGATTCTCAGGCGCTCAAGTGGTTCTTAGCCGAACAGCGCAACGCCAGCAATGAAAACTATTACTGGCGCGAGGGTGCTGACACCGCCAAAGGTCACCACAAACGAATCACAGGGCAGTTTGGAGCAGACAAATTTACCGAGAGCTTTGCCGCATGGCACGCCTTCAACTATGAGCTGGTGAGTAACGTTCGCTTCGCCAAAAACAATGCAGAGACGCGCAGTATTCAACTGATGCGAACTGAAGACCCGAATGTCATACAGAAGATTTATGGATTCAAACGCGGCGATCGCAACCTCCGAATGCAACGTGGTGCAGCAGAATCGACCTCAATTTATGAGCAAGTCAAAGTTTTTGGTTCAGAGGTGACTGTTCAAGAGGTTCCTTGGCATCGCGTCTTAGGCTGCTACTTCTATGAGCGGGTCTTGGGATCTGGCGGCACGGCATTCATGGGAGACGACGAAAACGAGTTCGTCTGCCTGCTCGATGACATTCCTTTCGACTACACCATGCCGAGCAGCCAGCCAGCCAGCACCAGCACCAGCAAACCTGCCAGTACGACCAAGACCAAGACCAAGGCGAAGCCGAAGAGCAACCCGTCATTCCTGGAGGAGCTGGAAGCCCTGGCTAAGGAAATCGATCCTGATTAACTAGAACCTAGACCGGACCAGGCTCAAAGCGACCGTCCTGGACTGCCTGCCCAAACTCGTCATACAGCCGCAGGATCTCAGGATCGTTCGTGAATCCGCGCAAAGTCAGGCTGCCAAACACGATCGCAGGAAGTACTGACTCAAATTCAGCGCCCAAGAAAATGATCCCTGCCTCGTATAGGGTGGGCTTTTGCTCTAGAAAAATTCGAGCAAGGCGACCATTAATTTCTACTTCCAGGACGGAATAGCCCTGATCTTGAACATAGCGTGGGTTGCGAATTTCCATAAGGTGATTGTAGTCGCAACCCACAGTCGCTGCGTGGTGTTAAATCGGCTCAAACAACCTGTGGCAGCAAGTCTAGGGCGCTGAGCATCTGTGACTTACTGAGATGTTTACCTTCTGAAGTTGCATTGCGCCACTCAATCCCGTTGCGCTTGCAGACCGGGCGAAGCTGCTGGGCGTTGAGCGATCGCCACCAAGCGACCTGCGGCTGACGGCGAGTGAAGGTGACGATGCGATTCCACTCCGCAGCCGGAGCAGGCAGCGCATCCGGTGAAGTGGCGGCGAAGGCTTCATCCCAAGCGGCCAGCAGCTCGGCATCAGACTTGATATCAGGCTCGATCGATTGCGGCTCAGTGACGGCAGCAGTTGAAGCGGTGCGCTGCCAGCAGTGCGCAAGGTGAACGGCGAAGGCGATCGCGAAGTAGGCAGTAGGTGCTAGGACGATCGCGTTGCAGATGATGTGGTTAAGCATTGAAGTTCCTTGAGAATGTGTCGGTTGCCCTCTCTGCATTCACCGCTCTTGCTTTGCGGAGTTTCCAGGCTTGAGACTGGCGTTGGCTGCATTAGGCAAGCCCTTAAGGGAGGGTCCTGACCCATGAATCTAAGATGCCATGATATCGCGGCAACGTCAAGCGGTCTTGCCGCGATATCATGACAGCATGAGCAAAAAAGGCAATCCGAACCCCAAAACAGACCACCTGAAGGCGTACCAGAAGCAACCGAAGGGCGATCGCCCAATGGGAACGACAGTTGGCACGCGCTATCCGCAAGAAATCGACCAGCAGCTACGGGCGATGGAACCAGACGATCGCCAAGGATTTATTCGCGCTGCCGTCGCTGAGAAGCTGGCAGGGCAGTCGTCCGACCTCGATCGCCATATTCAAGCCGTGATAAATTCGCTGGAGCCGCAGGAGCAAGGCGCGGCGATCGCGCTATTTGAAAAGCTGCTGGAGCGGCTGAAGCAGCCCTAGCGAAAAGCACGCCCGATCGCTGGCCTGGGAACGATCGAGCGTCGAACGGGCAGCACAATGGTCAAGGTCAATCTGGATACGAAAGCGATCGAGAAGACGGCAACAGACGTCTTTCGGGAAGTTTGCTATTTGCAGGGACTTGAGTTCGTCAAGGTCATCACGGAGCCCGGAGCATTCGACGGCTTTCCGGACCAAGACATCGTGGACAAGGAGAATCTTCGAGCCAGCCAAGCGCTGACGTTTCCGCGCCCTGACATTGGCACATTTACTTGGTCGGTTGAATACGGAATTTTTGTGCGGTTCGGTTATCAGACGCGATCGGGCACGGAGGTGAAAGGTCGCGACTGGGTTGCGCTGGGTCTGGAGCGCTACGACTTCGAAGGCGCGCTGGCGAAGCTGCTGGCGTTCAAGCTGAAGTAGGTAGGAACGATCGGGCGACGAATTTGGTTGCTCGATGATTGATGTTTTAGAACTGCGGGAGGCGATCGAAGACGCCCTCGCTGCTCACACTGGAATCTACACATACAGCGACGGCTTAATCACTCCTGCCGTCTGGGTTGAGGATGGCGAGAACCTGCTGGAGCGATCGGTCGCTGGTCTGGAGATCGTGATTCAGCCCAGCCTGGACGTGCCGATCGTTCCAACTTTTGACGGCTATCAGCAAACATTCACGGCTGCGATCATGCTGAAGCAGTGGGACATCGAGAAGACCACGCTGGAAGCCATGCCGCTGCTGCTGGGAGCGCTGCACAGCCTGCCGCAGCTTCAGGTCGGGCAGCCGCGCCGCATCGTGCGATCGACCAAGCTTGACAACATCGAAACGCTGCGAATCCCTGTCTCGCAGTCGTTCCTGACCCAAATCGAATTTGCCGACGACGAACCGTAGGAACGCTCGCTCAGACTTTCTGAGCAAGCTTCATGGCAAATTTTGTAATTGGTAAGGGCACAAAGGTTCGCATCGCCCTACTTCCACTCGGCGACCAGACCGAACCACTGACCGCAACGCTGACTACGGGCGCATCGCCAACCGTCAAAGACACCAGCTCGCCTGCAACCATCACCCTATCGGGAGCGATCGGAGATGGGGTCAAGATTCCGGCTGGCAATTATCTGTCGTTCAAGGCTCCCACCACTGGCAAGCTCGTGCTGGTCAAGCTGGCTGCCGATGCGTCGAAGGCGCGAGCACTCTCAGCGTAGATGTAATCCCTGAAGAAATCGCCGCCTCGTCTGTCGCCGCCTTTCCATTGCGCCTCTCAGGTCGCACCAGCGCCAACCTCGATCGCAGTGGCAACCGCACCAGCGCCGTGGACTTCGACAGCGACGGCTACTCAACCGGCTTAACCACCTCGATCGAACAAAAGCTCACGCTCAACGGCAACTGGCTCCCGTCCGACGCAGGCTTTGCCACAGCCGAACACGCCTTTGCCGAACTGCGCGAAGTCTATGTCTGGTTGGAGCTGCCGCGCATCAGCGACGCATATTCAAAAGGCCGGATCTATCACGGTCCCGCTTCGATCGATTCCCTTCCCTTGGAAGTGGCAGCAGACGGCATCATTACCGGGAATATCGAGATCACCTTCAACGGTCGTCCTTCCTACACTCCCGACCTCCCTGTCTAATGCAGATCGCCCTGCTATCGGGTTCTGATGTTTTTGCCGTCTGCTGCTCAGTGGCAGACGGCAAGCTGGCCGTTGGGATTCTGGTTCTGTCCGAGGACTTTGAGCCAGGGACGCACCAGCTTTGGCCGGAGGCAGGCGAGCCGATCGCCCTCGTCATTCCCAGCCTGCCTGTCGTGTCTTATGGAGTGGAGCTTGATGTCGTCGTATCTGCCGTTTGAAGTTGCAAGCGAGCATCCTCCGCTCCAATTGGGAAGCATCAGCATTCCGCGACTGGGCTGCCTGACAGTGGCCGAATCGATCGCCCTAGACCAACTGCTGCCCGACGCCCTCGACCTCGTGAATATGGCGTCGGGCAGCTTCAGCCAGTTCGGTCGAAGCTCACTTGCAAACCCTGCTGGCGGCGCTGCTGCTGATTTCACGAAACAGCCCGAACTGGACGCTGGAATCAGTGAAGGGCACTGCCGATCGAGCAGCAGGCCGCAGCCAGCAAGTTCTTCTTGCAAGAGCGCCAGCGCTGGAATGATGCACCAGCCGACGCAGAGCCGACACCAGCAGGCAAAAAAGTGGAGGTTGATTGGGCGCGCATCATCTGGCGTTTGCAGGCTAACTATCCAGGCAACCGACGCTTTGACGACTCCAACTTTGGCAACTGCCCGCTGCTGCTCGTCGAATCGGCGCTGGAAGCGATCGCAGATCGGGAGCTGCAACACTACAGCGCGCTGGCACTGCCGATCGCCCTAATTGGAGCGCACTGGCAGGCATCAAAGGGAGCGAAAGATCCCAGCACGGAAACCTTCAACCCATACGGGCGACAGCTCAGAAAGCAGGCTGCCAAGGCGCAAATCAGCCCTACAGCCGCACGAACTTTCCTGCAATTGAGCAAAGACCGGAAGCTGCCGCCGTGGGTAGTGACGGTCGTCAATATCGAGCAAATTCGGATCGCTGCCGAAGATTGAAGCTGGTGCAGTCCGCTACTTCGCGGATAGGTTTCGAGCCTTGCCAGCATTGCGCTTAGTGCGTTCTCTCAGCGCAGAAATTGGGTTCACTCCCCAATCCCCATCAGGGTTCGGCTGATAGGCGCGCGCTCGCAAATCACCATCACGTCGATCTGTTTTGTGCGGAGAGGCGATCGCCCAAAGCCTTTGCTGGAGGCGAGCTTGTACTTGACCTGCAACTGACACCCGGCTGGCTGAAGGACTGATGCGCTGAGACGTCTCGATCTCGAATCCAGCGAGCAGTTTATGCCCGTAAGCCTCTCCAGCCACACGGCTGGGTCAGCGTGCCTCGATCGCCAGGTCAACTGCGTCAAGCTCGCCATCGCTGCCCAGTCCTGCGCTTTCCAGGCTTCTAGAAATTTGGTGAGTGCATCGGTGATCTGCCATCTCTTGATTCTGCCCAGTAGGAACGCTAGCCGCAACGGGACGAGGTTTGGGATGACAGCAGGCGGCAGCGTAACAGTATCAGTACGTTTGGGACTCGAACGCCTTCGGCAGGATACCGAAGAAGCGACGAGGCAAATCGATCGACCATGCAGGCGGCAGAGAAACCCGTCGCAATCACGTTCGAGAATGCCGGAATCGCGAAGCTGGCTCAAGACGTTCTCAAGGCGAAGGCAGGGTTGGCAGATACGGGCAGCGCTGTCTTTCTGCAAAAAGAAGCAGCCCTGCTCCAGGAGTCGTTGCGCTTTAAGCAGCAGCTCGCGGACATCAAGAACGCCTATGTCGAGCCGGAGGACATCAAGAATGCAGAGCGCCTCGCGGCTGAGCTAAATGACCTCAACAAACAGCAAATCGATCGCGACTTCAAAGCGCCAGAGCTGACCGCGCCCAAAGGTCTAGCAGGCCAAGCAGCAAATTTCCAGGAGGCTGTTGATAAGGCCAGCCTTTACACTCAAGCCCTCAGTCAGGTTTCAGACCAGCTCCTGAGAACGGGCGATCGCATTAACGATTTTACGAAGCAGGCCGCTGCCGCCGCGATCGCCTTCGACGACGCCAGAGCGAAGGTTGCCACGTTGTCAGACGACGCTGACGGCATGGCTTCCCGCATGAAAGATTTATCAGCCGAGCTGGACTACCAGGCGAACTCAACCGACCTGCTCAATGCCAGCTATGACGTCTCTCGTCTGGATTTGAAGACAGTGCGGACGTCACAGAAATCCTGCGGGTTTCGGCATTAGGGGCGCAAGGCGGTTTCTCAGATGTCGGGACCGTCGCCGACGCCACGACCACAATCCTGAACAGCTACAAAATGTCGGCGCAAGATGCCGCCAAAGTGGTCGATGTTCTCGCCCAGACTCAGGACGCGGGCAAAATCACGATCGACCAGTACGCCCAAGGCATCGGTCGCGCTGCCTCAATCGCGGCCACTGCGGGCGTCACATTTGAGGAGTTTAGTGCGGCGATCGCCACGGCCACGGCCAAGGGCGTGCCCGCAGAATCGGCCATCAGCGGCACTCGGCAGGCGATCGTCAACTGCTCAAGCCAACAGCAGATGCCCAGGCATTGCTGGAGAAATACGGCATCAACAATGCGACCGCAGCCCTCAAGAGCGAAGGCTTGATCGGCGTCCTGGAGCGGCTCAAAGCGGCAGGAACGACCAGCGACGAACTGTCCAAGATCTTCAGCGACGTGGATGCGCTGGCGACAGTCTCTACCTTGGCAGGCGAAAACCTGGAGGACTTTAAAGAGAATCTGGACGGCATCAACAACTCCGCAGGCAAGGCTGCTGCCTCCGCCGAGCAGGTTGCGAACAGCTTCAGCGGGCAGATGACGGCGGCAGCGAACCAGGCGAACGAAGCGTTGGTAAGCATGGGAAATGGCGTCACAAAAGCCCTGATGCCACTGCTGCAAGCCCTAGTTTTCCTGGTCGAAAACTTCAACAAACTGCCGGAGCCCGTCAAGGAAACGGTCGGCGTGGCGATCGCGCTTACAGGCGGATTGCTCACGCTCGCAGGCGCAGTCGCCGCCGTTGCCGCCGTTACTCCGACCGTTCTGGCAGGCTTGACCGCGCTCGGCATCGGCGGCGCTGGCGGCGCGGCGGCGGCAGGTATCGGCGGCATAGCAGCCGCCATAGTTCCGCTGCTACCGCTGCTGGTTGCCCTAGCTGGCGCAGTCGCTGCCGTGAACTTCCTGCGGATGGTCGATTCGACCGAAGAGATCGAGTCGGCCATGCAATCGTTGGGAGCTTCGGCAGACAACGCGATCGGAGCGGCGCAGCGGACCAAGACAGCGATCGACCAGCTCACCGCAGCACGAACGGCTGGGCGCGCCCTGACAAAGCAAGAAATCGAAGGCGCTAGAGACCTGGCGGACGCTAACGCAAAGCGGCTGGAGCAGCTTCAGCAGGATTTGCAGCTCGCCCAGGCGCTGCCTGCGGTTGATGACGCCCAGCGCAATGCGAAGGCGGCGCTGGTCGCCCAGACAGAGGCGGCGATCGGAGTCCTGACCCGACAGAATGCGGGACTGAAGGAACTGGTCGGCGAGTCGGGCAATGCGGCCAGCGCCACTACTGAAGCGGCAGATGCCGCCGAGAATGCTGCCACAGCCTACCAGAAGCTAGGCGATCGCTATCAGCAAAGTGGCTCCCAGCTTGAGGCTGCCAATAAACTGCGGCAGGCCGAAACCGCTGAATCTGTGGCGGCAGGATTACTGACGAGGAACAAGGCCGGAAACGAAATCTGGAGGACGAGCAGCGATATTTGAGCGATCGCCTCGCCCTCAATCAACAGAAACTGGCCGAACTTCGAGAACTTCGATCGACCGACCCTGAAGAGCAGAAGAAAATTCAAGACGAGATTCTGCAAGTTGAATCTGAGGTCGCCGATGCGCGGTTGAGCGTGGCGCAAAACCTTGCTAGCCAGCGAGTAGAAGCCGAGAAACGGGCGACAGATGCAATCAAGAAAGAAATCGATAGCGTTAATCTGAATGCCCAACGGCAGACGACCGGAGTCCGGCAGCAGCAGGCGTCCGGCGGCATCTCGAAAGAAGATGCGGCGGCGGACATCGCCCAAATTGAAGCCAGCGCCACGGCTCAATCGATCGCCCTCATCCAGCAGCGGCTCGCAGTCGTTCGGCAGGGAAGTGAGGAGGAGCGCGACCTAACCCAGCAATTGGCCGACCTCCAAGAGCAGGCGGCCAACCAAGAAATCTCCAGACAGGAAGCGGTCAAACAGGCGCAGGAGGCTGCTGCCAAAGAACGGCTGGAGGGAATCGAGCGTGCCAACAAAGCCGCAGAAGCTGCGATCGAGCAGTCGCAAAACGGCGAGGTCACGGCAGTCCGGCAGCTACAGGCGCAACGAATCATCAGCGCCGAAGAAGCCGAAGACCGCATCGCCGTCATTCAACAGCGAGGCCTTGACCAGCAGCTCGCCCAGACGCAGCGCCAGATTGACCAGGTAACGCAGTTGCGGGCTGACCAACTGCTGAGTGAGAAGATGCCGCCGATCGCCTGCTGGAGCTGAACGGGCAGCTTGGCACGCTGAACCAGCAGCGGATTGAGGCGGAGATTGCCGCTCAAGAACGGCTGCGGCAGGTGCAGATCGAAGCCCTGAATCAGGAGCTAGCAGCGGCGCAGAATCTAGCCGAAGTGCAGCAGGGATTGAACCAGATCCAGTTCAATTCACTCAGCAGTCAAAACAACCTGCTATCCGCTCAGAGCGGCTTGGTTCAAGCTCAGTCTGCTCTAGTGCAGCAGCGCCTGGGCTATGCGCTGGAAGAAGCCGAAGCCGCAGGAAATACCGCTCAGGCGGAAAGCCTCAGACGGCGAATTATCAACGAGCAAATCGCCACCCAGGAAGAGCAATTCGCGATCGCCCAAGACCAGCTTGACCTGAAGCGAGAGCAGGTGGAGCTGGAGGCGATCCAGCGGCAAATTCAAGCCGAAATCGCAATCACAGAGGCGGAGGTGGCAATCGCCACGGCGCAAATCAACGGCGAGAATCAGCAGGTCATCGCTGGCCTGGAAAGGATTCTGGGACTGCGCCGACAGCAACAGCAGGCGATCGACGACCAGGCACGGTCCCAGCAGCGCGTGTTGGATTTAGAGCAGGAGACGCTGAACGTTGAGCAGCAGCGCGATCGCGAGCGACTGACACGGCAGCGGACGCTGGAAGCCCGCGACAACAATGCAGCCGGAGAAACGGGCAGCAGTGACACTGGCGACACTGATAGCAGCAGCACTGGCGGCGCTGGTAGCAGCGGCAGATCTACGATGCAGCCGGCAGGCGAACCGAACTGGCGGCGCTGGTAGCAGCAGCACTGGCGGCGCTGGCCTTACCGCTTATGGAAACCTCGCCGTTGGGCAGCTCGATCGCGCCTCAGAACTGCGGTCGGGCGGCGTATCCGACACGCTGGGACGGCTGCAAAACAGCGGCAACAATCCCTACTCCGAGGCAATTCTGGCGGCATCAGGGCGAACCGATGTCCTGAAGCTGCAAGACCTGGCGCGCAGTGGCTTCCAAGGCAATCTGCAAGCCGGACGGATTGCAGCGGCTCGCGATCGCGGCGAAATCGGCGGCGGCCAGGTTGAGCAACTAGTCGATCGCCTGTCGCAGGAAATTGGCAAGCTCGCCTTCAGCGGCAACACGTTCAACATTTCGGCAGCCGATGCAGTGGAAGGCGTTCAGCAGGTATCGGCTGACTTTATGCGGGCAAGAGTATCTGGAGCCGGACTATGAGCAAGGGAATCACACTGGTCGGCGGCGGCATCACGCTGCCTTAAAACTTTTTTCGGGTTCGACCTTTCCGCGAGAGCAAATCACGCCAGCGATCGGCGTAGGCTTTTCTGCCTACGGCACGCCCAACACGGACGGCACTAGCTACGAACCGAAGCACATTTGGAACTTCGTGGCGATCGTTTCGCCTGCCGACGCTGAGCTGCTGGACGTGCTGGAGACAATCGGCAGAACGGAGAATATCTTGATCTACGACTACACTCGGCGAGTGTGGGATACAGCAGCGCGATCGCGGGCGCTTGCACCAGGCGCGAGTGAGGTGACCAAGGCAGCCAAACCGGATATTACGCGCAGTTTTATGGCCGAGTCACCCAACCGATCAAACCTGAAGAAGACGGCGCTTACCTCCTTTGTGCGGTGCAACTGACCGAGACCGATCGAGTGCTACCAGCGTAGGAACGCTACGGCAGTCTCCCTCCCTGCCGAATGGTCGTCGATCGCCGCTCTCGCCGCTTCAAAATCATCATTGTTCAGCCTGGAGAAACCGAGTCCACTGGGCTGGATGTGAGTGCGATCGTTGCCTCTTTTGAAGGCGGCAACAATGCGATCGGCCAGTCTGGGATTTGCTCTTTTACAGGCGACCTGACGCTCAACGCCTATTCGCTGGGAAGTGGCATCAATACCAATCCCCGCAGCGATCGCAAGCGCTGGGCGCGAGGCAATCGCGTCATCATCTATCTGGCCGACAGCAGCGGCACTCTGCTTAAATACAAAACCTTACACATTCTCAAAGCACCGTTAGCGCCAACGCCACAGACGCGCCCAACGCTGCAAATCTCAACCGGAGACAAGCTCAGCCTGCTGTCGTTCCGGCAGCCACCCGGAGACGAGAGCGGAGTCGAACCGGGAACCAGCAAGACTCGTTTGCAAGTGGTGAACGCCCTGCTCGCAGCAGCCGGAGCGGGCATGGTGTTCGGGTCGATTCCCGGCAACGTGCCCTGGCCGTTGCAGAAGCTCTGCAACGAATCATTCATCCAGGAAGCAGGGCAGATTGCCTTCGCAGCAGGGCGATATCTGTGGGTCGATCGAGCTGGAACGGTTCGCGCCAGCGCCCTGCCGCTCGACAACTCTGGCTCAGCGATCGCACGCTCATCATTGGGCAGGATGAGCTGATTTATGAGCCGATCGAAGTCGCGGAAACGCCTGCCGAGGTCGTTCGCTGCATCGGCAGCGAGTATCTGACCAGCTTTACCTCTGACTACACCAGGAGCGAAAACGAGTCCTGGGGACCAGCGGCGATCGTCAGTCCCAACGCAGGCGGAAAGACAATTCTGCTGCAAGAGACGATCGAGGAAACCTGGTCCGGCTCGGTGCGGAGCGTGCGGACTCATCGAGTCGAGCCGCGCGGCATCTTGTTCCTGAAGTGCAGAGCAACCGCACGACGCTGGTTCCCAGCCTCAGCCAGGAAGAAAATTTTATTTACGAACCCAGCATCGAAGGCAAGCTGCTGAGAATTGAACGGTCAGCTCGCAGGCCATACGGCGTCGTGCTGCGCGAATACATGGCAACCCAGTCGCCGCTGGAGCAGGCGTTCAACCGCAGCAATATCATTCCGGCTGAGCGGACGACGACAACCTACAGCTACGAGAAAGGGCAGACCAGCGATATCTCCACGACCACAGCCGAGCCGCAGGGAGCGATTCTGCCGACTGAGGACTGGACGTATGGAAACCCAACATTTTTAGTTACTGCCAGCGCAGAGAAGCAGTCCTGGGAGGAGCTGTATCCGAGCGAGTGGCAATACAAAAAGCTGACTTATGCCGCCGCAGCGCGAGAGTATCCCGAAGTCATTGAGGCGATGCCACCCGAGTCGCCGACTCAGCCAAGCTGGGCGTCCTGCTGGTTGGCAAGCAAACAGTCACCTCCAACTCCGGCCAAGCCCAGCCACCCGCGCCCGATCGCCGCAAGCCGAAGGTCACGGTAAAGGAAAGCCCGATCGAAGGCGAGGCGAAGTTTAAGAGCTACGCAGGCTCGGAGTTTCAGGAGCGCGAGCGGGTTTACGACGTGCCCTATGCCACCCAACAGGAACTGGACTTGGCCGCTCAACGGCTGGGCAAGCTGCTGATCGGGCGCAACCAGGGGCAGCAGATTGGCTTCGCCCTGGACGACTACTGGCTTAGCGATCCGCCGCCGTTACAGACGATCGCAGTGACGGAGCCGGATGGCTCGAAGCAGAAATATCTGCTCGACACCTCACGATCTCACTGGATGCGCGGACTGCCACTTGGGAGCAAACGGCATCTGGCTCGGCAGCTTGAAAACCAGCGTCATGAGTTCCACTGGTGAGACGGTCGAAGTGCTGGATCTGCCTTACCGTCAAGAGTTCAGCATGACCAGTCGATCGGATGGACGCGCAGAAATTCTCCTGTCGCCTTATTCGCTCGTTCCTCAGACGCACGAACTGCTCAGCCGCTCAGATGGGCGCGCAGAATTCTCGACGCTGGAGATGACTGGCGGAGATGACGGCAGAGGAACCTTCACGATCATCCCAACACTGGCTAGCAATCGTGACGGCAGATCAACCTTCACAGCCGTGGTCAAATCCACGCTGACCAATAATGTCGCGGCGGCTTGGAACTTCAACGGCAACTTTACCGATGCCGTCGGCAGCAACAACCTGTCGATCGTCAAAACCTTCTCGGAGCTGGGAATGTTTCTTTTGTCAGCGGGAAGGTTGAGCAGGCCGCCTGCTGGACCGCATTGCCTATCTGAGCTGCCCTAGCCACTCAGCGCTGGGGCTGAGCAGTGCCAACAATTTCACGATCGCCTGCATTGCTTCATACACAGAAGCCAACCCTAATCTCAATCTTGCAGGTAAGTGGAGCGACGATTTCACCTCGATCTATTACGACAGCTTCCCCGAATATGCGCTGCGCCTCTATACCAATTCCGGTGGCACAGGTTTCAGGTTCAGGCCGGATTCAATGCGGCTGCTGTCAGCGGCGGCATCGTAGCAGGCGTTTATCTGGTCGTCGGCTGGCAAGACGCCTTCAACCTCGCAGCTCGGCGTCTGGGTGCGCAGCTTCGACACCGGAACCGTCTGGTCTGCCACGACCACATATAGCGGCACTCGCAACTCAGAAGCCATCAGCAACTTCAGGGTTGGAGAGCAAAACACTACTGGCTCGCCTCCTGATATCTGGATTGACGGACTGGCGATCTGGCGGCGAGCGCTGACTAACGGCGAGCGCAACGACTTGTACAACAACGGTTTGGGGCGCGAATACCCCTATCTATAGGAGATCAAAAAATGGCTGTTCAGTGGGATTATTCGTCGGTCTGGGAAGTTCGGAGCTTGAATCTGCGGCGCGGCATCGGACCGCTGCCCGACCCGAATCAGTTTCGCGTCCTGCTATTCAACGGATCGACGCTGACGAAAACAATGTCCAAGGCTGCCATGCTCGCAGCAGAATTGCTCCAGCAAAACGGCTACGCTCGGCAGCCTTACAACCCGACCAACGCAACCTACAACGCCACGACCCAGCGGGCAGAGCTGCCGAGAGTGACGGCGAATTATACGGGAGCCGGAGCCACATTGCAGTGGGATGCGGCGGCAGTTTTGGCCGATTGCCGTGCCACTTCCTCAAGAGCCATCAGCGCGATCGATGCAAGTACAGACATCCTGACTATTAACAGCCACGGTCTCACCAACGGCGAAGAGGTCACGGTCAGCACAACCGATACGTTCGCAGGCGGACTCGAAGGTAGCCTGATCTATTACGCCAAGGTCGTTACCGCAAACGCAATCCAGCTCTGCTCAGATGCCGCAACCGCCAGCGTTGTGAACATCACCAACGCTGGAGTCGGCACACATCACCTCCGTTACGCGAAGGGCGATATCGTCTTTTTCGGTAACTTTCCCGGTTCGCAGACCATCGGCGACGGCGTGACCGAATCCCTGCAAGTTGATTGGAAGAGCTAATGGACGCCGCCGACAGCGCCAGGGATTTGCTCCGCAAGCGCCTGATGCGATCGCGGATGCAGCAGATTGAAGACTCGATCGCTCGCCAGCAAGAAATCGACACCACGCCCGCGCCGCTGCTCTATGAAGGGCTATGACGTAGAGCGGCAGCAGGCTAGGGCTTCAACCGATGGAGGCGAAGTTCATGTTCCGGTCATCACGAATGGGGCGATCGCAGAAGGTTCCAGCATTATCGGGAGTGGCGGCGTGATTGAGGGCAGACCCAGAGTGATTACAGAAGAAACCAGCAGCCGGACGCGCACGGCTCCCGGTCGTGGCCTGCCTATTTGAGGCACTACAAGAGCTTACGGCGGCGGCGAAGCGCTGCCATCATGCCGCAGACGACGCTGTATCTGCGCGTAATGGGCGAACCGTTGAGCTGCTGAATATTGCCAATCGGCTGAGCAACCGTCGAATCGACTGGCATCACGCCGCTGTTTTTCTCGATCGTGGAGCGGCCTCGCCGCGCCGTGATTGTGCAGGGCATCACCGTGGCCGGCTGAAGCCTTCGGAGAGGGCATCGCAGCAGATCGGTTATCCATACACCAGTGCGGCTGCATACCTGGATTGTGGACCCCAGCAACGGGCGATTGATTGCCACTCACGAGCAAATCCTGGGCGATCGCTGACCGACCAGACTTATCTATTTGGCACTTTCCAATCGGCTGGCCTGGAACGCTCAACGCCATGCAGAACGGGATGTTTCCAAAAGCGATCGAGTATCCTGCTGCGCTGGCGAGCTGGCAGCAGAATCTAGTGACCAGCGAGCTGACGGACATTCGGCAGCCTGACAGCCTATCAAGCTGTGCAGCCACAAAGCTGGGCGCGGGCTGACATGGCTGGCTTCTATCCTTTCCTTAATCCGGTCGCCAAGGCCAACCAGCTCACTCGCCTGCGCGTTTTTCGAGATGCAACTGGCTATCAGCCGTCGCTGCCTGGTCTGTTTGGCAGCAGCCCAGTCGTGGCGATCGAAGTTGCACCCATTGCCCAGATCGACCAGGCGCTATTTGAGCCGGAGTCAGTGTTTCAGTTCAGGCAGCGCCTGCCGCAGCGAGCGGACCTGATTGCCGACTATCCATTTTTGGGCAGTGGGGATTTGACCTCAGCACCCAGCTCAGCGGGTTGTTCTATCCCTTCGACAGCATCGCCGCGATCGCGACGATCGCGCAGTTGCTCGCCGCCACGCCCAGCGACGGCTTCGGGATATTCGGCAGAACCGAGCTGGTGTTTGCGGACGTGGGCATTCCTGGATCGGGCACGATCGTGCGGCGGCGACCATCTCGCTACTTTCGTTTGTTGAACGCCTTGGGAGCGACTTAGGTATGGCTAAAAAAAACTGCCCGCGATCGGCTCAGATTCGCCTGCAACAGCAACAGCAGGCTTATGTCCAGCGCGCCACTCAGGACGATCGCCGACCCATCAGCGGGACGTGCCTGGGCTACGATGCCGAGGCCGTTGGATATCGCATCCAGATTCCTGGCGGCGGCATCATTCGCGCCAGCAGCCTCACCAATGGCGCGACCGAAACGGGCACTCGCCTGCGAGTCAACACGGCGCGAGGCAGCGTGCTGGCAACCATCAACGGAATGCCGAGGTAAGCATGAACCTTTCGATCGTCGATCGCATAATGTTAATGGCTGCCCAGAGCAACCGCTTCCAAGCCTGCCTCCCGATTGAGGGCGTCGTCGCAGGTTATAGCATCAGCGGGCAGGGCATCGAGATCCACGTCCAGAAACCTGGAGACATCGATCGGCTCCGGTCGATGGAGGCAGTAGTTCTGCAAGCGGCTCGACTGATAGCCGGAGTCGAATATCTAAGTCTCTGGTTTTGCGGCGAGCTGGTCTGCGTGTTGGAGCGAAGTGAACTGGCACAGTCGATCGAGTAGTCCAAAACTGAGATGCGAGAGACGTACTACAACGCTGGACTGATTTTGGACTCGATCGACCTGTAGCACGTTTTGTAGTACGAGTCTCAAGCCTGATTCTGTCGTGAGACTGGCAGACCTCGAAAAATGCTGGACTAAACCGCTAAAAACGCCTCAGCGTGTGACGACTATCAACTGTGGAATGCGAGTGTGAAGCATGACCCTATCGACCGTCGATCGCATGGCTTAGTTCGTCGCTCATCCATTGGAAGACAGTGTTAGTTTTAAGCAATCAGTCATTCAGCTAGGTCATCAGGAGCGTTGTTCACAATCCATTCTGTTAGTGCTACTCCGTATCTCACTTTGTTGTCCTGAAGAGACATGGCTGTCAGAAGACTAATGAAAAGATCTGTCAGGATTTTTTGTTCCGTCTACCTCTTCTAGCCACTGTTGCGTGAGCGGATCAGCAGTGCTTGAATGTGGCTGAAAATATTTGTCTCCGTCCACGTTTTTGTAACACTGTTCAACCTCCTCCGAGGTAACTGATAGATTCTCAGAGCTAAGAACTGTACTAATTGCACCAGGGGTTTAGTAGATAGTATTCATACATCTTCCGCGCCAAAACGATACTTTTCCATTGCTTCGACGCGTCAAGATCTGCTCGCTCTCTCGGAGTGCGCTTCTCCCGATCGAATATAAAGCCGATGGCGGGCGGCAATAAACCTCGTCCCTGGCTCAGGCGCTGGTAGATTTCAAAAACTGTTTTAGAAAACATGCAACAAAATCACCAGTTTGCAGTACTCCCATAATCTGTGTACCAACAAAGGAAGCCTTAAAATCTTCTCTACATTATGGGGAAGCACTCTTCTTCTGTTTTCCCTTCTACCCATAAGATATTAATCTGCTCCAAATGTGTCAGTAATTTTGCTCCAACCTCCTTAAGAAACAAGCTCCATCTGTCGATTTCCGAAACGTCTATTGTCTCTACATCGCTTTCAAACTCAGTCTTACGAACTAAAAAAAGATTTCAGGATTTGTTGCAGTTACCGCTGTTGGGGAATGCGTTGTAATAATAAATTGATGCTCGAATGAAGCTTCAAAATCTCGATAAGTTTTCTAAGAGCACCTGGATGCAAAAAGCTCTGTGGCTCGTCAATAACTATAGTCTGTGGCTGAGCCGAATTAATAACAACATAGAGTATTGCTAGAACTTGTCCAATTCCTGTTCCACTTTCCGATAGTGGCACTGCCAGATCATTCCGCTCATATCTTGATCATGATGCCAGATAAGAATCTGAACTCGATTTCCACCAATTGGGTATGGTGTATACCCTGAATGGATGGAAAAACAGTTCTGGCAAAGAGAAGGAACCTGTCAAAGCGAGTTACGATTAGATTAGCAATAGATTATACTTGTAGCAAGATTTTCAGCGTTATTTGCTAAGTATGAGTTATTTCCGATTTCCCAGCTTCCGATGTTTACACCTTCGCCTTGAACATATAAATTTGAGCGAAAACAAATTTGCTAATTTAATTCCATATGATTCTTCTAGATTAAAATTTCCATAATTTCCTTGTTCAAGCTGCCTCGTTTCCAAATTAAATAAATATTCACTCCAGGCAGGTGTGAGGATGAGACGGTTGGTAACTAGCACAGCCTCTAAGCTAGTTTCTATATTGGTTAAAAGTGCTGAAGAGGAATTTGCCTTGTCTATAAACACACACTAAGCCCTAGACCTATGTATTGAAGTCAAGAATCGTTGCAGGGAATTATTAAGGTCACGTTCGGCAGAAGGAATCAAAAAACTTGCAATTTGTTGTAGCGATTCAATGACTCTTTTGGCTCTAGAGAGAAATATATGCGGCATTCAGCGACTGGATTGAATGTCTGGCTTGAGTCTGGTTGAGGTAGAGTTTATAGGCTTGCGATGAGGGTGGTTTCAAACTGTGAGCTAATGCCTCTAGAAGTGCTGTTTTTCCAACATTATTCTGCCCAACAATTACGTTAAATCCTGGCTCAAGAAATAACCTGAATCAAGAAAGCTTTTATAATTAACAACTTTGAATATGGATATATACATGTAAAATTAACCTTTACGTGGTTTGTTAGAGATGGAGCAGTTAAGACAGCTATTGCCTATTCTCGATCGGGATACCACTTAAGCCATCCATTCTAAATAATCAAACCCCCCGCTGCACACAGGGGTTTGATTGACTGAGCGAGCGTCAGGCTACAATCGCGCTCATGTTTGCTATTTCCACCATGCCGCGTTCCTGTCATTCTTCATCGTGGCGACAGTCAGAGCATGACTGGTAGCCTGCTCTAGCAGATTCGTGATCCGATCCCATTCCTGCTTGCAGTCAGCGTCTTCATCCAGCCGCGCCTGACTGCTGATCAGGTCAGCCAGTCGATCGAGTAGTTCGGCTAGGCCGTGACGATTGGCTAGGGTGTGCAGCTCGTCTCTGAGTAGGTTGACCTCACGCCGCCTGCACTGGCAAGCGATCGGGCTTGGGGGTTTAGCTTCAGTTTGCATGGTGTCCTCCCTACCAAGTGCTGAGCTGTGACTGTGGAACTTGCAGCACGGGCTGCACTGCCGCTGCTGGGCTGTCAGGATGCAGTTTGATGCTGTAGTGCCATTCGCCATCCAGGAACGCTAACCCTGCGATCGTGCCGAAGTTGCCCTCAGCTCACAACCGAGTCATCGAAGCCAAACTTTGGCTTTTTGTAGCCTCTAGGCAGTGGTAGGCTCTCGGCTGACCACCATCCGGTGCTGCTTTTGCACACTCCTAGCTTTTGCGCCTGCCGCACGATGTCAGCCAAGCGCAGCACGAATGGAATGTAGGCTGGGTACTTGCTGTAGTGCCTGCCCCATCTGGCAACCTCCCAGACTGCAAGCCCAGTCGCACGGCAAAGCGCATCTTCACAGGCTTGCTTGTAGTCGGGATCAGTCAGGGGATAGCTCACCCACTTGTGGCAGAACTCAGCAGGCGTCATCAGCTGATGCACAACGGTGGCGATGTAGCTCAGCAAGGCTTTGGTGCGTTCATCGCGGGAAAGGGCAAAGGCCGGGATCAGAGTGATATCTGCTTGCATGGCTTAGCCCTCCCCTTGCTGCTGGCATGGAGGACACAGGCAGCAACGCAGGCTGCGTTCGTAGACGTACTCAGTCGTTTCGTCGGCTAAGAGTGCCTCTTGTGGTGTTTTGCCAAAGATGTCGCTGATGGTGTAGCTCCAACCCCAATCGCTGGTACTCTCTGCCAGTGCCTCTAGCGGGCAGATGTAGCGCATACCAACGACAACGCCTTTGCGCTTGCAATAGTAGACCTCTTGAAACAGATGGAACTTGGGAGCGGGCACATCGGGCGGTAGGACAAACGAAACTTGTGCCCCAACTAACGGGGCATCTGCGGATACGATATTCATCAAGCTGTACCTCGGTTTAAGTGCTTAGGTGCAGTGGAAGCCCTCTGGTGAGCCGTCGAAAGTACACCAGGGGGTTTAGCTTTTGTTGAGCGATCGCTCTTAGTTTCTTAGTCGTTGGCAGCGCCTTCGTCTACCAAAAAACTGCTCATCAATTCGTCAAGCTTCTCAAGCTGAGAAGGATTCTCTAGTCGCCAGCGATCGATACCTTCTCTAATCCACCGCTCCAGTTGGGCGGTATCGCTGCGATCCTCCAGAATTGCTACGCCCTTTAACCCAGCAAGAAGTTCATACGAAATCTTGTAGTTCTGACGCTTAGCTGGTTTTTTTGCTCTTCCCACTACGGCTTGTGTCACAAGGCTTTTCTCCTTAATTGAACAACACAAACCCATAATTACACGATTTGAAGTAAAACGTATATACGATTGCATACGAAAAACTGATAACTGAGCGCTAAACTAATCGGGATTTAGTATGTATTAATGTAGTAATCGTATGTACGATATGCCATAATAGGTACAGAGAAAGCGCCCCCGACTCTCACATCTGAAGCGCTTCTCTACATCCAAACCCTCATTCAAGGATTTGCACCAATGGTAGCTCAACTACAAGACCGCTTCGACATCCGCTCGATCGAAACCCCGACGATTTATCTGCATATCGTGACCTTGATTCACCGTCGCACGGGTCATGAAGTTTGCCTCAACATCGAAACCGACTCAGCCCGCTATGCGTGGTGAGTCGCGAAATTGCCCATCAGAAGGTAGTTCGCAAGCTGCTCGGTTACGAGATTTACGAAGTTCTCGACTGTAACGAACCGTTCTAAGTCGATCGGGCTTTGGGGATGCCTTCATCCCCTTCACTTCCTTCACCACTGCTCACCATGCGCCTCTCCTACCAGTACCGCTTACGTCCAACCAAAGCTCAGATCGCCATTATGGAGAACTGGCTTGAACTGCTGCGACGGCAGTACAACTACCGCTAGCGGAGCGGTTTCAACTGGTGGGAGCAAAATCGCTGTGATGTCAATGCTGCGCTCATCCGCCGTCTTCCCGCAGTTGCAGGATAAGCTCAGCCGCTAAAAGTCAGCAAGGCTGATTTGCTACTGACCAGAAGCGCGATGTTTCGTGAATACGAAGACGCTGTATGCTCCTGTGCTATGGAGCGATTGCAAAGGGATGTATATGGGTGCTTCATTTGACGCGCGCGTTATTGCGTTTTATGGTAGATGAGATTGTGGCGCTGGCTAGGGGACTGCCAGACGGCAGATCTGGTGTCAGGGATTAGATTTGAGCTGAGATTCAGAGCGTGCGGATCGCTGCTGTATCACTATCAGATTGTTCAGCTGATGGCATCATGAGCAGTTTACATGATCATTTTTGGGGTAGCGGTCAAGCTGAGCTGCATCGCCCTTCGATAAAGCGATCACCGTCAGGATACTGTCAGACTAGTTACGCGAGAGCTGATCGGTTGTATGGAAATCACTTCAGTGCTGATGCGATATGTGACCAGAACTCAGTCCCGGCGCGCAACAGTGGACAACACGATCGGCATTGACCTAGGCCTAAAGTCCTTTCTGGTCACAAGTGAGGTGAAGCGGTAGACATCCCCAGCGCTATCGCAAAGCTGAGAAGCGGCTGAAGCGGTTGCAGCGACAGTTATCCAAAAAGAAAAGGGGTCAAAGCGACGGGCTAAGGCAGTCAAGCGTGTTGCCAAAGCTCACCTAAAAGTTGCCAATCAGCGCCAAGATTTTCACCACAAAACGGTGAACTGGCTGCTAGCCAATCTAAGTTTATTGCTCATGAAGATCTCCATATCAGGGACTAGCGAGAACAAGGCTAGCCAAATCGATCAACGATGCGGGCTGGGTCAATTTCTGACAATTGCCGCTTACAAGGCTGAAGAGCTGGGGGCGGAACATTGCCAAGAAATCCGGCCAGAACCACGATCGACTGCTCAGACTGTGGGGCAGCAGTGCCAAAAACACTGTCTGACCGCTGGCATAATTGCGTGTGTGGTGCGTCCTACGATCGCGACCACAACGCAGCCAGAAACATTAAGCAAAGGGCGGTGGGGCATCCCGTCCAGCTCCTGGAGGCGATCGGGATACGAGCCTGATGAAGGAGAAGCCAGCGCCACGCAACGCCGTAGCGCTGGAGCATGTCCACTGTTAATGGCTGCCCCAAGCAACCGCTTTTCAAGCCTGCATCCCGATTGAGGGGTCGTCGCAGGTTTTATAGCATCAGTGGGCAGGGAATCGAAATCCACGTCCAGAACCTGGAGACATCGATCGCTCCGGTCGATGGCGGCGTGGTTCTGAAGCGGCTCGACTGATAGCCGAGTACGAATATCTCAGTCCTCCTGGTTTTGCGGCGAGCTGGTCTCGGATTTGGAGCGAGTCAACTGGCACATGTCGATCGAGTAGTCCAAAGCTGAGATCCGAGAGACGACTACAACGCTGGACTTGATTTTGTGGACTCGTGATCGACATTGTAGACATTTTGTAGTATGATCTCAAGCTGATCTGTCGTGAGACTGGCAGAGTCGTAAAATGCTGACAAAACGCTAAAAAACACCTTCAGCGTGTGAGCTTGAGGCTTTGACTAGTTTTTGCTTATTTGCCTTGTACAGCAGGCCATCTAGGGCGATCGATCGGTGGAACTAGAGCAACTGTCACAGTGTTGATGGAGCCAGCAAAATCTGTGGAATCTAAAAATAGGTGGAACAATTCGGCCTAAAAGCCGAATTTGAGGTGTTATACAGAAAGATTCTGCTTATCTACCTGCTACGAGATCTTAGCCGGAAACGTTCTGTCCAATAATTGTTGGGCAGCTGAGTAGGAGAGATTTTTTGAGGCCAATATGAACAGAATTGAGTTTTTGCGTTTTCGCCGATCTTACGAGTGGGTATTGCGTCAAGTTCTACTAGATCTTGAATTTTTTATTGAAGATTTAGTTGGAATTAATGTTTATGCAGTAACACATCGACTAAAGACTTTTGAAAGTGCTCTTGAAAAATCAAAGCGGCTTAATCTGAAAATTGATGAAATGCAAGACATCGCTGGCATTAGAATTGTTGTAGCAACTTCAGATGAAGTTGCGATTCTTGCTCGCTTCTTCTCTAGAAAGGCTGATTTAAAAGATCTCATTATCAAGTCAGACGAAATAATTGATAGAAAAAATGGTTATCGAGCAAGGCATTTAGTCTTAGAGTTCTCAGGGCACTATTCGCGCTCAATGCATTCAGCCTTTGTAGAAGTTCAAATTCTCACTCTTTTGCAAAGCACTTTCAATTATATTTCAAGAGCTTGGGTATACAAAGCTGATTGCGCATTAACGGATACATGGCGCTCCAATTTCCAAAGATTATCCAGTGATTTGGCGGAAATCGATCAAAGAATTGCTCAGCTACAGAAGCAAGTTGTTGAATCCTCTGTATCTTCAGCGCCAAACGATCCTCTCACTCCTTTTTCTTACCAACAAATCGTTACTGAAACCTTCGGAGAAACCATCAAAATAAACGATGCAGTAGATAGCGTACAAATGTTAATTGATCTGGGTTGTGATACAAATGGAAAATTACAAGATTTCTTCGGAAGAAATGACATTTTAAACATGCGTGAACAGATTATAGCCACGAAGTCAGAAGCTGGACAAGCTTTTGCAGAACTTGTAACTAGCCTGTCAATCCATAGTTTTTATATGATGTTTGGTCTTCGAGTTGACTCGACCAAAGAATTGATTCAATGGCTTAATCAAGCTAAGCCAAAAAATGAAAGCTCACAATAGTTCACACAGCTCAACAGCACTCACACACACCGATCGCCGAGGATTGATTATTTCAGGAAAATTGAATTAATACGCTGAACATGACTGAACAAGAGAAGTGGGACTACATAAATAGGTTAGAGGAGGAGCTTTGCTGGGCGGTGTAGTTATCTCTGAGTGGTCAACTTTTCTTGCTAAAGATGCAGAGCTAGCATTTTGTTCAGGAGCTAATTTGGCGGCTATTCTAGCGGCACAAGCTGCTATTGAGTCCCATTTAAGATACGAGTACTTTGATCCGATTGAAACGAAAGGTTGGGGATTGTACCGCCTTCTTGAGAATGTGCAGTTACCACTTGGCTTAAAGAGCAATTTACATAAGCTTAGACGTTTAGAAATCAGTGGGTGCATGTTGAAGATCCAGCTCACGATGCGGATCTCCTTAACAAGCCAGAGTACTATTCAGCAGAGCTAGAAGAAATGGCAAAACTAGCAATCGAATCTATGTTGAAAGTACTTTACGTAGAGCAGTCGGTATGAGGATATTATTCAACTAATAGTTGTACTGAACTTAATTCTAAAGTTAGAATTGCAACATCCATTTTTTAATGTCTTAAAATAAAGTTCCTTGAACTATTTCTGGTTGTGCCTTACTTGGCTTAGGTGGCCAGAAAACACCGAGCACAACCCATGTATTGTATGGAAATACTGTGCCCATGAAGAAACGGGTATCCTTGCTTTCGTTACATAGCTCGTCAAGGAACTTGTGGCGAACGCTTAAAGCTGCTTGGTTTTCATCCCTCAAACGAGCTACTTCATTCAGCCAAAGCACCCCTAGCTCCCAGTCCTCAATCATGGCATTGTGAGGTTTGTTGCTATCATTGCATTCAAAAACATAGCTAAACTTGTACGGTATTTTGCGAAGAGGTTTTTGAACTGGTCCAAAAAGGGTCAATTGATCGAACAAAGCTTGCCATTCTGGTTTCCATTCAGGATCAGCGGGTTCAATCTTTAAATCAAGTATCCTTGTAGGCTGCACAATACCAAGTGATACATGTTCAGATTGATGCAGTTCCCGTAACTGCTTTACCGTATGAACCGAAATCCGATCGATAATTTGACGCCGCTCTCTCCATCCATCTTTGTGGAGAGCGGTTCTCCTAAAACGCGGAGCGTATCTAAAATCGGTTTTCTACTTTCTTTCCTCCGATCATTGCCAGCTCCCTGGGGAAAGAGATCAACTTCTATCCACTGATATTTACGGAATTGTTGATTTCTGGGTCTGTAACGGTAGTCTACTGGATAAAGCCGTACCCATTCGCCCTGTTCAGTTACACCAGCTGTACAAACAAGTTCTTGATAACCTCTAGATGGATGTGGGTAGGTCATCACAGTAATAAGAACTTTAGTTCTGATTGCCTGATTACTCATGCCTAACATCCCAAATGCTTGATCGGCATATCGATTAAAGTTGTTAGGTGTTGAGCTAAAACATTGCGATGGCAAAATTTTGGATTAGCTTCCATACACACGAGGACACTAGGGTCAGATTGCAATAACCTACTTACATTGGTCAGATCCTTTTCACGAGAGGGAAGATTACAACGATAATTTTCAAACAGGGCTGTGTATTTATGATGAGAGTCTAGATGTTCTCGTTCTGAGCTTGGTATTCCCAAACCAGGAAGGTGTTGATAGTCTATTTTCAAAGAGCTGCATAAGCGTAAAAGAGTACTTTTATGGAAACCATATCGGCGTGAAATGGGATTATATCGGACATCAATCAAACGTGATATACCGGATTCCATAAGAAGATTTAGAAACTCATCAACGGTTTTGCCTTCATAACCAGCAGTATAGATAGATGTCTCAGCAACTGGGCGTCTTCTCTTTTCTTCCTCCAGGAAGATCACTGTTGATTGTAAACCAAGAGTACTTGTCGTAAATTAGACTTATTAACTGTTGTCCAGATAATTTCCCGTAAATCTCAGAAATTTGGCAAATATCTTTAGTGACATCATTTGGCAAATTTATTTCTAGTTCTTCCCTAAGAGTAAGATTCCATCGATTGTCAAGTCCTTTTTCCAGGAAACCATTACGAATAAGTGAATCGGTTTCCTGATTGAGAGTAAAGGAGTAAGGACCGTACCGATACGGAATGAATTGATAAAACGTTTTCCCGCCATGAGATGGCGTTTCACAAGACAATAAAAATGCCCACTTCATTATTTGCAAGCTGGAAGCTGCACCTCCAACTTGCTGAAGCATCATCAGTAGGGCTTTTTGTCGGTGTAACACCTTGTTTATTAACCTCTAAATAGTTCATTTATACTATTAATTATCTCACAAGGTGAAGCTCGATCATCATCACAGAGAGCAGAGCGTCTACTCCCAATTTTGCCCGTTTAGATGCTAGATGGGACTGGATTGAGATCTCAAGCTATTGCAAATCGCTGTAACGCTCGGCTAGGCAGCATCATAGGCTAGAAGATTTTACTTTGGGGTAGTAGGGATCGTGGGTTCAAATCCCGCCGCTCCGATCGCTGAAAACTCGTCATTTGGCGGGTTTTGCCGTATCCAGGAAGAGCTTAGCCGCAGTCTGTCAATTCACACATACCTTAACTTTTACACTGGCTGACCTCAAACAAGCGGCCAATACGGTAGCTCTGCAAACCTCACCCCGCGATCGAGCTGTGGTGCTAAAAACTTTTGGCAGGCTGGCAAAGCAGCTAGGTAGTCCTTAATATCAGCTCAAGCGATCTGCGGCGCGGGTAGCGATCGGGGTGGAGGTAGAGGCTAGTCACAGCACTAGTCACACTGGAAACAAAAAATTTTCAGAGCGCTTGTTTGGCAAGGAATTGAGCGATCGAGTTCGGACTGGGGGGCTAGTCCCTCATCTGCATTGGCTGAGATGTAGACGTAGCAAGAAACCTAGACACAGCAACCGCTTCCAGCCCTGCTTTTGCTTTGTGCAGCATTGAGCAATTTTGAGCAGGTTTTTGCAGTTTTGCCAAAACTTATAGTCACAAATCTAGTCACAGCGTAGGCTCTTACTAATCCTTCGATCGATCCTAAGGGATGTTTCCTAATGGACGTTTCAGATCTTGTCGAGGCCGCAAACCAGAGGCTTAGGCTGGCACGGATTGCCGCGTCGATCGAGCTGCGCGGCAAAGAGCAGCGACTCTACCTGCGAGCCACACTGCCGCCAAAACCGGGACACCCGCGATCGTATCCCTACCAGCAACGCATTTGTCTGAACCTACTAGGAACACCCAGAGCAGTGAAATTTGCAGAGGCGCAAGCAAAACTGCTGGGAGCGGAGCTGGAAACAAAAAGCTTTGATTGGAGCCGCTGGGACTATTCACCCCATCGCCCCACAGCAGAGACGATCGCGGACTGGGTGCAGCGATTTGAGGAGGATTTTTGGAGCCGGAGAGAGCGAGATTCTGGGCGAGAGGCAACCTGGAAGAATTATCTGAAGGTATTTCGGCATCTACCACTCGATCGCCCGCTCACCAGTGAAGTGCTGCGAAAGCGAATTAAAGACACAGACGAAGACTCGCACCATCGACTACAAACCACACTGGTGCTTTGGCGACTGGCGAAATTTGCTCAGATCAAGGGCTGGGAAGATTTGATCAAGTTGAAGGGCAGATACTCTCCCAAGCGAGTAAATCCTCGATCGCTGCCAACTGACGAGACGATTGCCAAGGTGCAGCAGTCGGTCAGCGACCCTGGCTGGGCATGGATTATCGGTATGCTTGCGGCTTATGGTCTGCGCAATCACGAAGTTTTTAAGCTGGACTTGAGCCAGTTTCCCAACATCCGGGTGGAACCAACCAACAAGACTCGCTCTTCTAGGCTGATTTATCCGCTGTATCCCGAATGGGCTGAGCGCTGGAAACTAGGCGATCGAGTTCTACCAAACGTACAAATTCGACCTGGGATGGGCAACTCTGCGCTGGGTGCCAAAATTACGGCGGCGTTCTGGTATCAAGATTTGCCTTTCACGGCCTACGACTTGCGCCACTGCTTTGCCCGCCGCTGCTTCGAGTTCGGCATTCCGATCGAGACCGCAGCTCGACTGCTGGGGCACTCGGTCGATCGCCATCGGGAGACCTATCAGGCGTGGATTGGCGAATCATCGCACCGGTTTGCCTATGAGCGGCAAATTAACAGGAGCGATCGACCTCTGCCGCCCTAACGCTGACTCTCAGGCAGCGACAGCCATTGCAGCACGCCTTCAATGTAGATTTTGATTTTGCGGTTGCGAGCACCGCGCGGCGCGGCATTACTCCAGATGCGCCCCTCATATTGCTGCCAGTCAGTGTCGATGCGGCGTCGCAGGCTGTGATAACTCCAGCCTGACCCTGCACGTTCAGATAAAATTTTTGCCGCCTCAGTTAAGTCGTGCAGCGTGGCAGAGCCAGGGAAGCGTGGTAGTGGAGAGGAAGGTTTAGGCATTGCGATCGCCTCCCTCTTTGCGTTTCACAGCTTCGATCGCTGCTGTTCTGGCTTTCACATACCTCTCGACTGGCTCTGAGGCGTGCTGTTGCACCGCCCAGCTTTGATAGACCGATCGCTGGATTTGTGGCGGAACCATCCGCCAGTGCCGCCTACACATCAGCATCTGAGTTGGCATGATCGTCGTGCATCCGTCGGCGTGGCATTTGTGCATCTAAATCACCTCCACAATCGGCAGCTGCACCCGCCCAGGCGCGATCGCAGCAGGCTCAGCCAGCGGCTTTATCAGTTCGTCCCACTCGATCAGCACGCCTTCAAATGGGTAGCTGTACTGCTTGAGAAAGAACAGAAAAAACTCTTCGACACTGCCAAAGCCGTCCTTCGTCGCTAACTCAAGCAGTTGATCGAAGCTCAGTGCTGCCTGTGAGCCGTCGAGCCACACTTGCGCCTGGTCGATGCGAATCTGGCGAGTCGCAGTGCAAATGGCCTCTCCCAGCTTGCGCCGTTGGGGTGTGCGCTGCTGCTGCCAGTGGTAGAGCCGATCGCCCACTTTAATGGGGCGTTTGCGCTGCTGCCGGATGGTGCAGCGGCATTCGCCCGATTCAACCTTGGCAGCCTTCCAGGGCTGAAATGAAAGTCCTGGCATCAGCTCACCTCCGAGGCGATCGCGCCACTGAACGCCCGCGCAAACGATTCGGTTGCCTGTTGCAGGTCGGGATCGACCCACCATTTGGGGTTGCAGCGAACCTCGACCTTGCGGCCGTCGGTGGTGAGTGTCAGCGTTGCACCATCCCGAATGACAGAGATGAGCGTGCCGCCAAAGCTAACGATCGCCACCGAGTTGAGGTGGGTCAGGTGATTGGCTGGCTCGCATTCTTCGAGCAGGTACTCGGTCGCCTGCTGGCCGCGTGGAGCATCGAGCAAGTAGAGGCGGAGCGATCGCCGGATGCGGTGTTCGCAGAAAAACAAAACGTTCTGCGGTTTGTGTCGAATCAAGGCTTTAGGGCGAACCCAGTCGGGGAATTTGCTCACGATTCGTTTTCCCAGGGAATGTCTTCGTAGTCGTCTTCTGTCGCTTCTGACCGACTTGATGCACCGCTTTCGGAGGTGGGTCGGGAGGTGGGTCGCGCTAAAAGTGCTGAATTTTCGACACTTCCATCTTCTTTAGACCCACCTGACCCACCTGACCTACCTATTTGAAAGAAAGAAAGTCCGGGAAAAGTTGAAATTAGCGGCGGCGAATGATTTTCTTTTTGTTTGGTAGTTGATGCTGCCCCAAAAGGTTGGTCAGGTTGGTCGGCGATCGCCTGACTGTTTGCCTCGCTTGAGTTTGAGGTGTGACCCACCTCTGACAATACAGGTTGGTCAGGCGGGTCAGGTTGGTCGGGAGCCAGCCAAATTCGCAGCCGCTCCAGTCCTTTGCGAGCTTTGCGCCACCCAGCCATTCGCAGAATGTCGGCCACGCGCATCAGCATCCCCCGGTCTTGCCGTCCGGGTTCGATTTTGAGAACTTGGTCAAGGATGCTGCGGGTGGTCGTTTCCTTCAGTCCACTGAGTTCGGGCAGAATCACTTCTTGCCACGGGTCAGAGGTTTGGTACTCGGCGGCGATCGAGGCGGCGATCGTGTCCTCGTCCTGGGTCAAGTGCCACTGCTCCCCAGCTTTGTAGAGGGCGACTGCCGCAGCCCAGATGCGATCGCGTTCTGCTCCAACCGCTGGATATCGATCGGCTTCCGCAGTGGGACAACCCAAAAACGGCGGCTCCCAGTTGGGTCGCTCAAGAACTCGTCTTGGTTGGTCGTCCCGCAGATGACGCTGTGGCGCGGCATCCGCTCAACCTCGCGGCCATAGGGCGGACGCAGGTTGTCGGCAACTGAGGTCATGAACTGCTTGGTCTGACCGATCTCGCGGCGCTTGAAAATCGCCTCAATTTCGCCCCACTCAGCGAACCAGGTGCGATGCAGCTTCAGTCGCTCATCTTTGTCGGACGCATTGCCAAGCGAATCGTCGAACCAGTCAGGACTTGCCAGCGTCCGAAAGAAACTGGTTTTTTTGAAGCCTTGCTGGGCGCTCTGCAAGACGAGCGCTGTGTCCGCTTGGCAACCGGGATTGAGGGCGCGGGCGACGGCAGCGATTAGTGTGCGTTTGGCAAAGACGTTGTAAATCGGTGCAGGTTGGCCGAAGTAGCGTACTGCAAAGGGTTCAAGCTCGATCGAGCCATCTGCTGCTGTAATGCCATCCAGAATGCTCGTGTCACTGCCGTGCCGCTGGTAGACCGGCTTCGAGGTATTCAGCAACCGGACTGTAGGCGTTGCGCTCTGCGAGTTCGCGAATAAACTCTTCGACATCTTCGCGCTTGAGTCCAATGTCGTGCTCGGTTGCTAGCTTCAGCCGCCACCGGCGCATTGGAAATGGCTTGCCATCTAGCTCGATCTGCTGGGTCAGTGTGTTGAGCCGCAGCCGCTTGCCCAGCAGCCGCTCGACTTTCTTAAATTGCAGGGCGATTTCGTTGGTTGGCTCTGGCTGCTCTGTGGCCGATGCTCGCTTCTTGCGATCGACGATCTGCTGTTGAGTTGCCAGCTCCCGTCTGAGCGTCTTGATGCCAAGGTTGGGGCATTCGGTCGCCACAACACCTAGCAGCAAATCTTGCTCTAATGCGGGCAGGTAAAGCGCTGCCAGTCGGAACAGCGATTTGACGCACCGCCCTAGCTTCTGAATGGGTAGCTTATCCCAGCGCTTGGGCAGCTCCAGCAGGAACTCGAGGGCTTCATTGCCAGCTTTAGCATTCGCTGATAGTCGCCAGCGGTGCGGCCTGACTTGAAGTACTCGCAGAGTCCAGCCTTTGGTTCGCCAGAATCTCCGGCACAAGCTGGATTTTGCCGCGCAGATAGTAGCCAGCGTGGACCAGGTTTGAGAAGACCTGCGGATTGGTCCAGCCATCGGCGTCGAAGACGATCGTCTCGCCACTGCCCTGCTTGAGCGCTTTGCGGTAGTGACTGACGCCTGCCAGCGCACCAGTGGCGATGCCGCCATGCAGCGTGCCCGCTGCCGCATCTTTAAAGCCCTCGGTGAGCACGCGACAGTTTGGCTCTGGCCTCCAGACTTGCGATCGCGCCCCAACCGGGGTGAGATATTTGGCTGTGTCGCCGTTCGATCGCACCATGGCACATCGCACCGGAGCTGACTAAACGTGGACGTGAACGGGAAGTAGAGGCCATCTGACGATCGCCAGTGATTTCCCTCTTGGTCCCAGATTTTGAGATTCAAGGCTACAGCTTCGGCGGCGGTGAGCGATCGCACGCCCAGGCGCTGAAGCTGCTCGATCTGGTCGGGGGTAAAGCCTTCGCTAGTGAGGTGAGCGATGTGGCTTGCCGTGAGAGTGGAAGTTGCTTGCATTGCTAGTTACCTCTCTCGATCGATTGCTTGGCGGTCTTCGAGAGATTTCAGCTCGGTTGCAAGGGTGTGTAGGGTGACTTGAGTAAGGTCGGACATGATTAACGTAATCTCCGGTCTCGATCAATCGGTCTCTAGCTGCTGGGTCAGGTCGGACAGGGATTCATCACGCTGCCACCTCCAGCCATTGAGCAGGGACAGCCAGAACCTCATACGCGCAAAACGCCCGACCAATGCTCTCAGGCATGTCGGGCGCAAATACAATCTCGGCAACATCAGCGGCGATCGCGGGGGGCAGAATGCTGAGCGGAATTTCGTAGCACTCCAGACCGTCTAGGTCTAGCGTTGGCTCAACATCGATCGTGGTGACTGCCCAAAGTAGGGTGCTGAGGCGATCGAACAGGGTGTCTGTTCGCACAGACGAGTTCGGTTGTAAAGTACCGTTTACAGTTGTTATCATTGGCTTCTATTGAAATTTGGATGGGCGCAGCGGGGTCGAAATCGCTGCGCCTGTTTTTTGTGGGCTATTGAGTTGTGATGCCTGCCTGCTGACGTGCGGACTCGGTGAGCCGATAAGTCAGCAGATCGTTTGCAGGCGGAAAATACTATTTGGCTGATGAAGGTATAGGGATTGAGGGATTTTCCCCGTCATCGTTTTTGGCGATCGATTGGGCAGACTCAGGGCTAGGAGGCGACGGGTTCGGCAGTCCTAATCGACGGCAGGTGTTGTTCTTCGCGATCGAGGTACTCGACTAGCGCTCGCTCAACCACGCCGTGCTCGCGCATTCCGCTCAGCCTTGCATAGTCCTTCAACCGTGCCGCAGTCGTTGGAAGCAGCAGAAGTTGCTTGCGAACAAATCTGTCTGGATGGTCATTGCTTTTACCAAGGTGGTAGTAGTTGCTATCACTAAGAAGATAGTAGCACCTACCTACTGTCGGTCAAGCAACTACTACCAGGGCTGCATGGTATGACATGTCCTATTGATTGGTATGAATCCTTGATGAATGCTGAGTACCGCCAGAGATTGTCTGATGCTGTCAGACGAGCAAGAGGCGATCGCACAATGCGGCGATTCGCCAAAGATCTCGGTGTCTCATACCCAGCGGTACGCAGTTGGGAAGAAGGCGAAAGTCTGCCAGGGCTGGAAAACCTAGAGGCGATCGCGGGAGCACTGGGTATGTCACTTGAGGAATTCCTTGCGTACCTACGAGACGAACCCTTGGAAGCCTCTACTCCAAGACCAAAGATTGCTGATGATCTGCTGCCCTTGGTGAAACATTTATCGCCAGATGAGCGCCGTCGTCTGGTGCATCTGCTTGTTGATCTGCTAGGCAGGGAGCAGGAAACCGATGAAAAAACATAAGCCAAAACGAGCCAAGAGTAGGCACAGCCCGATCGCCTACCCAATTCCCTAACGGTTAGGGATTCTGGCTTTGTCCGGCAGCTAGCGAACTTAGGCCAAAATGAATTCAGAACATCAGCGCCCCGCCTCGTCGTGGGGCTTTTTCATGCAATCTTTGCAGAGCTGATCTGTGGAAGTTTACGAATCGCTGAGGACAGTGAGATCGATGTTCTGACTCCCCCTCATGAAACTCAAAGCTCTGCTTGGAGCGATCGCGCTGCTGCCCGCCTGCTCTACAGCGCCGACATCTAAACAGAGTTGCCACACGCTCTCACTGCATTTCAAACGCGGAGCCACTGCAATGAGCCAATCTAATCGGCCTCCACAAAATCCCAGCCTCGTTGAACTTCGATTGATGCGACAGGAGCTTGCAAAACTTCGAGAAGAAGTCGCTGCATTTCGCGCCGAACTCGGCAGCAAAAAGCCGCCCGACATCACAGACCAGGTAGCCAGAGGCGTTGTCTTGGCTGGAGTTTTCTGGTTTGCGCTGATTTTCCTCTTTCAGGCTCTATTCGCCCGACTGTGAGCGAATCGAAATCTCGATCGAGCTGTATTAGTCGATAAAATGCTACCTTTCGACGAAGCATTCTAGATCTTGGCAGCAAAACTCATAGACTTTCTAGAAAGCAAAAATCTTTCATTTAAAGAGCATGACTAATCAACCTTCTCAGCTAGATTTGTTTGGCTCGTCTGATGATAGCGAAAACTTCTTCAATCGCAAACAAAACTGGTCAATCATTAAACATCGCGTCATGCTGAGATATATTCAGTCGTTTTGTTACAACTTGGGTGGAGACAGCGAGTACCAATCTAAAACGCTGAACTATGTTGATGGATTTGCAGGTGAGGGACGGTATGAACAGGGAATTGGTATTGAGGAATTTGTAGATAAATCTAGTTTTTGGCAGCGGTACGAGCATCGTTTTTCAAACACAGATGGCTCCCCTTTGATTGCCTTGCGATGCGCCAAAATCTTTCAGGATGAAGATCGAGTCAATTTGCGCTGCTTCTTTGCAGAAGCAGGAAAAAAAGAATACCCAAAATTAGTTGATAATTGTGCTTCTGTAGGGCAGGTTTGGAGTACAAATTTATGAGAGACAAACATTTGCCAAGACCTTGCCACAAATTATGAAAGATCTGCATGGATATCCAACTCTATTTTTCCTAGATTCCTATGGAGTCAAGGGAGTCGATTTTGAGCAGATGTGTTTGATTGGTGACTATTTGAGCCAGTACAAGGTGAATTATTTGTGCTGTTTCACAATCGAACTGTAGCCGTGATGCAGGCTATTTCACTCAAAATCTGAAAAGCCGCGCATGATCCAAGCCGCCCAAACTTGTATGGGTCATCTGACCAAGCATTTAGGTGTAGATTCAGATCGTGATTGGCAACCACAAATGGTTGACACTTAAAGATCAGCCACAACAATTTGAGCGCTGGGCATTGCGCTACCTCAAAACAAGACTTCGGCGGGAGAGCCAGTTCAAGGGAGCTGCTAGCTTTGAGATTAAAGAGACTTATAACGAAACCCGACCTCAATACAGCATTTTAGTGTGCAGCAATCATCCAAAGAGGCGTTTGGGGAATTTCTAAATGAGTTTCGTCGCAGATGAGAATCGATTGTTATATCATCAGGTCGATAAATCAGGACGGATCGCCAGTTTCTTGAGCGGGAATGGAATCGCGAAGTTAAAGAGCGAGTTGAACAATAGAGCCTGAAGTTAGAGCAGCATTAAAGCGAGTTAATCAAGGCTGGAGCCACTCAAAGAGGTTATCACTTTAGTTATTATAGAAATGATTTTGCTTGACTATGATTTAGGCTATTTAAAGCGAACTCAATACAAAGAAATCATTCTTAATTTATACCAAGAAGGCATAATACAGGCTCAAAAACTAAATAAAAAAGGTGATTTAACCCTTGAAAGTTTAATCAGAATAATATAAGATTTAAAGTTTAAACAGTTTATTATCTGGGACTGTTATGTCGGCACTTTCAGCGATCGAGTGGACTGAATCTACTTGGAACCCTACAACAGGCTGTAATAAAATCAGTCCAGGATGTACGCATTGCTACGCTGAAAGATTTGCTGAAAGATTTCGAGGAGTTCCTGGGCATCCCTATGAACAAGGATTTGATATCCGTCTTTGGCCTGATCGATTAACAATGCCACTGACTTGGAAAAAACCACGCTTAGTTTTTGTAAACTCGATGAGTGATCTTTTTCATCCTGAGATTCCAGATGAGTTTATTAAAGCGGTATTTTCTATGATGCAGCAAGCACATTGGCATCAATTTCAGGTACTTACAAAACGCCCTGAACGAATGCTTGAAATTGCTAAACAGATAGACAAGCTCTGCTAATGTTTGGGCTGGTGTGAGCGTAGAATCCCAAGCTTGGGCTTGGCGCGTTGATGTCTTAAGAGAGATTCCTGCTCAAATCCGGTTTCTGTCTTGTGAACCGCTGCTGGGAGATTTAAAGCTTCTGTTGGATGATATTCACTGGGTCATTGTTGGAGGCGAATCTGGTAATGGCGCAAGGCCAATGCAGGCAGAAATGGGTCAGAAACATTCGAGAGCAGTGCATCAGCGCCAAAGTTCCCTTTTTCTTCAAGCAGTGGGGCGGAGTGCAGAAGAAGCGGAACGGACGAACACTTGACGATAGAACTTGGGATGACTTTCCTCAATTTGGTGCAGCCCGCTGCTCAATCAAACAGATAGCATTACCACTGTGAGTAAGGTCTGCGTTTTACAGCCTTACTCAAAACTTATCCTCTAGGGGCAGGTTCTACAAAGCTCCGCACTGCTTGGGCTCTCACACAAAAAACAATTGCAACCGTGAGCGATGGGGTTTTTGATGCTTGTGTTTAGACGATCGCGTCTAAACAGCTTTCGTCTTAGCTCGTTGTCTAAATCGTTTCAAAATCAATAACTTCAGATTTTTTCGCTGCCTCCAGATTTCATTAACGATGTTAGTGAGGGGTGGAATTACAAGCAGCATGTACTGTCCCACAGTGTTGCTCTTGTTGCTTGCAACTTCAAGGCGGCTGGCATTTGCTCAGAGAAATCTTTCCAGTCAGCCCTGACCCAGAAAACATCGTTGTCAACCACAATCAGTTGCTTGTTTCTGAGTGTGTCATCCAGGCCGCTGTCATCTAGAAATTTAATAATCTTTCTCACTGTTTGAAGCGAGGCTTCTTGCCGCAGATTCTTGATTGCTCGAATTTCGAGGATTTGCTCCCAAGCGTAAAGCACTGTTGGCTTAGAAGTCGCTCAATCCTCTCAGGTATAACTAGCCCCACTCGCTCTAAATACTGCAATCGATTAGACGTTGTTTCTGTAAGGGCTAGGGTTTCACGCCTTGTGAATCCCTCGATAAGACTCATAGCCAGCTCCTCTTGTAAGGTGTACGAGCCTACCGATTGTATTCCTTAATAAAACTTATGTCACTGAGAGCATGATTTTTAAAGTTTTTAAGAAGCCTACGTATTCTTTCTGATGATATTTAGAATACTCACCTTTACCTTTAAAAGCACATGAGCCAGAGATAGCGCTCTGGCTCATGTGTAAATCTACTGCCTAGAAGGAGGCATATCTCATGAGCAAACAACGTAGAACAAGTGCTGGAGCAGCTAAAGCCGCTTCTCAAGTTCTCCGTAGCAAGACCGCTAGCAAGGCCGCTAAAAAAGCGGCTGGCTCTGCGCTCTCGCAGCGTGCTCCTAAAAAGTAGAATCCCTATTCTACTCGAAGCGAAACCCTTCTAGCACCTAGTCTTTAGTTGCTAGAGGCTGTTACGACAAACCCTCCTGAAACTCAAAACTTGGGAGGGTTTTACCCCAAATGGTTTACCCGTTCATCCAGGTAAGTGTCAGCTGCAAGTATTTTAGGAGAACTAAAAGTGGATGTCCAACTAGCTCATCTTCGGGTTCAGGGTATCAATTTTGCCGTTTTTGATGCAGATGCTCGTTCTGGCCTGGATAGTGATAGAGCAAAATTGTTGCAGCAACTAACTGTCGCAGCCCGTGGCGCTGGCTTGAAAATTGACAAATCTGCTTTGGCTTACAGCAGGGCAGGAAGGCGTGAATACTACGGAACCAAGGATCTTGTTCGATATTTAGCAAACAATGGAGTATCTCATTGGAATCACACAATCACCACTTAGAATAAGAACCCCAAAGCCCGATCGAAATGCTCGATCGGGCTTGTTATTTTGTTGATTGAAGTAGAAGTAGTGGCAGTAGTTTTCCAAGCTTTAACCGTGCGACGCTGAAGCGCTGGCGTTAGATTCAGCAGGAGCTTGAGGCTGCTTGAACCGCTGTGGGGAGAGGCTAGCACGGGAGCATCAATCCCTATCCCAAAGTGCCTTGTGTGGGGCTGAAGGCAGCCCCCAATCCTACCTAGCGACCGCTGCCGCGATAGAGCGAGGGTTGTCTGGCTGCGTAGTCTGTGCGCTGCCCTGCTCAGTGGCGATCGCGCCCGGAGCAAGCGTGGCGATGGCGATCGCAGCCACAGCCAATCCAGCAGTCCACTGACTCAACCGACCACCGTTAGCCCGCTCGACTGGGTTGCGAGCCAACTTCAGCAGTGCCTTTGCCGCTTCGGTGTAGCTGGGATGCCGCACGCCATCGTTGTGAGGTTGGCGATCGACGTTCGTCACAATCCAGCCGCTGACTGACAGCTCGATCCGTCCCAAGAATTTGCGGTAGGGAGACTGCACAGAGACATCCCAAACGGCGCGATCGGTTTGGATGAGGCCAAACAGCGTTGCTCCTTCCCAGTGGTAGCTAGGCGGCAGAGCGCGATCGACCAATCCCAGTTCAAGAGCTGGCTGCATCGTGTCTGCGAAGCCTGCGATCTCAATCTCGCAGGTGTCGCTTGCGGGTTCGTTGCCGAGCGTGATCTGGTCGAACTGGCAGCAGCGCCCAACATTGGGAGTGCGATCGGACGGCTGCCAGAAGGGGCAGTTTGCACAGGTGCGGGCGATTCGAATTTCGCGAAAGTGTTGATACCATTTGATGAAGACCTCGTAAGGGTTGTACAGAGGCGATCGCGAGAGCTGTCCAGGCGTAGCGATCGCTTTTGTTTTGGGTAGGTGCGGTTGATTGCCTCACCTAAACTAATATTACTACACACCTACACACATCAACAAGTATGTGTACTATGAACTCAGGTAAAGTTTATGTGTAGGTGTTGATATGGTCAGAGTCTTGTCGAAAGATTACCGAGTGAAGCCGGGTGCGTGGGGCGAGAGCAAGCAGCGCGTTCAAATTATGTTGACTCCGACTGCGATCGAGCGTGTCGATGCCCTTGCGGAGACAATGCAGCTTACTCGCGCCGAAGTGATTGAGAGATTAATTCGCTCTGACTGTCTTGACGCTGAAACCCTTCTATCTATCGATGGCGGAGATCTAGGCTTGTCATGACCCCATCTGAACCCTCTAGACTCGATCGCATCGAAGCACTGCTGGGCGCACTAGCCGATCGCCAGGAAGGCACCCAGCGGCAGCTTGACCAATCGATCACCGCCTCAAATGCCCGCACCGAGACGATATTTCTGGCGATTCAGCAGGTTGTTGAACAGCAGCAAGCGGCGCAAGCAGACTTTCGCGCCAGTATCACCGATGTCATGCAGATGCTCACGCTCCAGGCCGAGCAAATTGCTGAGATGCAGTCTGAAGTTCGCGGACTGCAAACAGAAAGTCGCCGAATTCTCGATGTTTTGCAAAACAGAGCCTGACGAGCGCGAGTGATGGCGGCTGGCGATCGTCGTATTCCATTGGTATACACAAAACATGAACCCCGCGATCGAGCTGAGGCGATCGCGGGGTTCATGTTTTGTGGCGTGAAAGCTATTCGCTGCCGTCTCTGAGCCACTGCTCAATCAGTTCGTCCAGCGTAAGCCCTTGGTATTTTGCGATCGCCTCCAGCTCTCTCTCGATTTCTGGCCAGTTCGCTTCGATTCGGTTTTGCACAATATTCGCTGCCAGTGTTGCGCGGGTCGTGCCCTTAAGTTTTGCCCACAACACTAACTTGCGGTGATACCAGTCTGGCAGTCCGATCGTAAAGCGAACCATGAGATTTTCCAT